GCTCTAATCCCAAATGACAGGGCCGCGAAGCTACAAGCGTAATTTACTGCCGGAAGTACGCCAGTTACGGATGCCATAAGACCGCCTCCATCGATAGAGCACAAATACTTGCCTACGCCATTTTTGTTAAACTTTGAAAATCCAATTAAAGGATATTGTGAAATTTTAATTCTTCTTTTATTGCCAACGCTTTCAAATGAATAATAATAAGAAGGCAATATACCTATGACCTGTCCATCAACTCCGGTTAAATTAGCGGCACTCCCATCTTCTTTTTTTGTATGATCTGTCTTTAATAGATAATAGTTAATTGATCTATCATTTTTTATACAAGCATAGCGTATTGAATTATAAATAGGTTGCGTTGTGATTAAACTCGCTAGTCCTATTCTTGTAATTGATGTCGATGGTACGGTTACGTCCCACTCCACGCCATACCATAGATTTTGGTTCACAAGTGAACAATTAGAAACCAAAGGAGAAAACCGAAATTCTTTAAATAAACTCATAATCGTAATTTATTAAACTCCGAAACCGTCTGCTCTGTGGTATAGTCCGGCTCCTGCCGATAGCTTGATTGAAACTGCTACAAATCCAAAACCTACTGACATCCCTTTTGGGATAGGAATAGTATTTAGTTTTAATAGCGTAGTTACCCTTTCTGTCCCGTCTGCCGTTTTCACCGATTCGATTACCGATAAATCATCCCATGATGTAAACCCGGTACAGTTTACTGTTACTTCTCCGTCTGCTGCCTTTATGTATGGGGTTCCGTTAATACCGGAAATATCTTCCAGTGCCGGTCCTGATACTTCGCCTATGTAATCATGTGTTTTTCTCATGGTGTATGTATTAAAGATTTGAATCGTCATTATTGTATGAACACCTTGCTCCGGTGGTAAGTGCTGCCCAGGCTGTATTATCTTCTATTAGTGGAATCAATGAACCATCTGAATAGTGTGTTGTCTTTAGATTTGAAGCCATCCATACCTGTGTGCCTATTTTAACGGTTTTGTAATGGTTTAAGTCATAGTCTATGTAATCATTGCAGTATTCGCCATCGGCAAGTAGAAGTTCGGATTCGGTGGCTAAACGGAATAAGCGAATACCACACCCCATTGTATTATATATAACACCCGCTATACCGATTGAAGGGGTATCGTTCCCAACACTCACATAATATCCATTTCCTAACTCGTCATCATCGCTACACCAATTACTGGATGCTGATTTTAGTGCATAAAATACGCCCTTTAATTCTTCTTCTGGGGAACCATTCCTCAGTCCATTACCAAGTAGTTTAAAATTAACTGAGTTTAATGCGCCCTCATTTGGTTCATCCCAATGTATTAACCCCTGCTCTTTCAATAATCCGCCCGAAGTTTCATCATCTCCTAAATAGTCAGATAATGTTTGCCAATCGGTACTTTCTGGCACACTAAAATCACCTTCCGCAATCAACGGATTACTTGCAGCATACCAATTATATAACGCACCGTAATTTTTAGGTGTTACCACATTCCGTTTTTTCGGTGTGAATAGTATCATCCCCATTACGTGCGCTTTATTTGTATGTTTCCCGATAATACGCAGTCGGCATCTGTAGGCGGTGTAACAACCTCTAAGGTTAGTACGTCACCTGTTGTTACGTGAATATTGGAAACACCGGTTAAATCTATATTCATTAGGCCCCCACTGTTGAAATTTTCAACTTCCGAGATTGGTATTCCATTAATTGACATGGTTAGGGTAACTGTGTCAATATCATTTCTAAGAAATACCTTTTCAAGCGTATAGTTGTACCTTGCGAACACGTCAAGGTAATATAACTGACCAGCAATTGACGTGCCTATATCGGAGAATATAAACGATATAGTATCTGTATTCAAACTCGAATTGAGAATCTTATTCCCATCGAAGTCCTGATCTCTACCGTATTTCTTTGGTCTTACTGTCATGAGAAATAGAGTATTCCTGATTTATTACCTATCCATTGGCAAATTGTTATGTTCACATCAATTGGTTCGGTGTCAATGTCAAATTCATCCCCGGCACTATCTATCATTTGTACGGTAGGCATATATTTACCTAACCCGTGTTCTACGATAACATACGATACGTCATAGAAATTCTGTTCGTATGTGCCTGCCGGGGAAGTGTAAAGCTCATAGGCTGTTCCTGACCAACTGTACATTAACTTTGCTGTACGGTCAACATAGATTATGTCTGCTACTCCCGTTAGTGGGAATGCGGCAAAGTTTAAGAAGTATAAAACCTCTTGTGTAGGGGTTTGGGTAGGCGGTACATATCCGCTTTCTCCTGTAGTCGTATCGGTAATTGTTCCAGTTTCTGGATCCACGGTGATAATTTCCTGTTGAAATTCCGGAAGGATATTAAAATACTGAACCATCGGTTTGTACAATTCCGTCAAACTATTGTTATACTGCGTCAACAATCCCGGTATTCTTGCCTGTTCAACGTTAACCAAATCTATTTGCCTGGTTATGATAAACCATTTTAATATTACCGTTGAAACAAACAGTTCTTCAATGGCAGTATCAATCATTGGTAACAGGTTGGCATTATACCCTAACTTATTGGCAAGCCTGAACCCGTAAGCAATAATTGTAGTTACTGCCGGTGGTATGCTGTCATTTTCACCTCCTACGGTTCCCCCTGTTGCAGTTTCATCAGCAAGTGATAAGGTTATGCTCCTGTTCTTTATAAGTGAATCAGGAATGTTCTTTGAAAGTTTATAGGCTATCTGGAAAATATGTGATATAGCCCTGTCACATTCTGAATAGATAAGTTTAAGATCATCGGAGGTCAATAACAGTTCTTCCCTGTTTACCGGGGCCTTGTCTGTTTCAACTATTGAACGTACCGGATAACCGGAATACATTTTCAACCGGTCTATAATATCCTCCGTCTTATAAATGAAAAGAATCTGTGAACCGATTGTTTTGTACATTTTATAGGTAGGTGTAAGGCCTTCTTATTGGTGTTTTCCGGCTGTTAATAATCTTCCTTAGTTCTAACTCTGCGTTAGAGTATTTCAATTCTTCTACCAGGTAAGCCTGTTGCTGTCCGGTTGTCATATACCAGTCTTTCAAACAGTATGCTATTAGTATCTTCTCCCCGGCAAGGTTTAACGCTGAACTTAAAGCTAGATCCCAGTTTTCATTCATCCACAATTCATACGTTATTGTCCTTTTCTGTGTCGTGGTGTTCAGGAAATCATATTGAAATGGTGTTGCTGATTTACGTGTAAGTGATTGAAGTTTCTGGTATAAGTCACTGGCTGCATCCCTCAAATTAAAAGCTGCCAGATCGAGTTCAGCATCAGTAATAGCAAGGTTACTTTCCTGTGTTGCTCCGGCCTGATTTGCATTATGACTACCGGTATATAAACTACGTAACTGCAACTGTTTATTTAACAGTGCAATGTCGTAAGTAAGTATTACCTTGTTATAGATCATAGTGATGTGCTTTCAAATGCTTCAACAAATGCGGTCCAATAAACTGTTGTATTTGCAAGGCCGGTACAATTAATTGTTAATCCCTTAAAAGCCCCGGGAGGTGGTGGACCTGCTGCATCATACTGACTAATGAATACACTGACGTTTATTGCCGGTGAACCGTAGTCAATAAATGTGTTATCTGTTGCAGGATTGGCTATTATGTTTCCCGATGCCCAAACATACCCGTCAGAATCTACTCCTGTTAGGTATTGGTATTCCCAGCTTTTGGCTTTTTTACCTCCTTTTACAACTGCCAGGACAATAATTTTAAGCAGGTAGCTCTTATTATCTTCAAACCCGTATTGAAAAGGTAATACCATTAATTGAGTAGTGGAGTTTAGCGTGGTAAGCCTCATTGAGGACCTTGAACGCTGCGAATCACCTACATTTGTGAATACTCCCGATGATTCAGCTACATCACCTTTGCGTAATGCTTTTGTTTTAACTCCCAATGCTGTTGATCCCTCGCCTTGTGCTACTGTTGCGCTACCCGGGGCAAATGAATTAACTCCATTAGCTGCTGATGCACCACCAATACTTTCAATTCCTGATGTCGCATTCGTTGAAACGTGTTTACGGAATACAGGAGGTAGAATTGTTGATATTTTACTGAACGGCATTATTAACCAGGCTGCATGATCGGCATAATTAAACCCGGGATTATCTGCTAAAGCAATAACCCAATCCCCGTTCTGGAATATTTCATTTACATCGTTTACTTCTGCAACTATAATAAAGTCCATCTTCTTAATACGGTCCGTATTTGGGGCAATATATAAGTTCTGGAAAGCCTGTGATAATGGATGCGTAATACTTAAAAAGTTCAATGAGTTTTCACCGTGTAATACCCTTGATTTTGGTGTTACAGCTAACTGTCCGTTTAAAATAAGAGGAACAGAACCACCCATTGCGTTAATAGCTGCTACAATCTCCGGTCCTGTCATGGTAACTACTCCGGTCCCGTCAGGTAATCCCTGAATAGCTGTTGCATGTAATCTGTTAGTTCCTGTCAATAACTCCAATGCAGTCACTATCTGCGCCCCTGTCATGGACGATAGTGTTGTAGCAAGTAATTCAACTGTTATGTTATACTCAGCCATTGTCTGCAGGGTTAAGATTTAATAATGCTGCTTTCTCAATTTGCACGTCCCCTCCGGGCATGTTTGCATTTGCTACGATAATTTTAACCTCAATGTCATAATTACCGGCATGTTTCTTTTTTAATATGGATTCATTACAGTACAATACGCACTTATCATCCACAATACTCAATGTTTCAAATCCGGTTTGAGCTACCCGGCTCCATTTAATAGCTACTTCACCACTGATCCTGTTTACTAATCTCATTTCGATATTAGTAATAGTAGAAAGCGAAGGGGAAACTGCTACCCCCTCGCTATCTTTCAGAGTTACTCTGATCGTGTGGCTTTCGCCTTGGTAACTTCTCACTATTACAGTCCGCTTACGTCCTCGTAAGTAACATAAACGCTGGCTTTACCTGCCAACAGTGCTGCCCAGTTTCCACCGGTAGGTGCTGCTCCGATATAAACATGCGAAGCTCCGATAACAATAGCAACAGGTGTATATCCTGCGCCTACTGCGGTCTGACCTATGGCATTTGCAGCTATAAGGTCGGTATCGGCAAAGAACTGTGCGCCTGAACTCGAATTTCCAGCCTCAACAGTAAAAGCGGTAATGCTTGTTCCTGCCCATGCAACATCTGTTACAAAGACAACATCACGAACACGGCTTTTAGCCGGAACGATTGCACCTAGGTCAATAACCTGCTGTGTGGTGTTGGCTGCTGTTACGAAATTAAAGTCACAACCGGCTACGCCTACGGCCCCGATTGTTTTCTTAATGGATTTTATTGATAGGGCTGCGAAGTTTGCATCTGCCCGTTTGCAGGCTGCATCAAATGATGCTTTGCTTAATCCTGCTGAGTTATTTTCATCGTGTACTTTTTCCATTGCTTATTTGGTTGTTAGAAATTCAGTTACTTTGTTTAATGCTGCCTTACCGGCCTCTACTTCACCCATAATTTGGAGTGTAGTACTTGCTATATACCAGGCTACAGGATCTAGTATTTCTACCGTCACATCTTCTGGCGTAGGAATGGCTATATAAAAGCCTTCGGTTACAGTTCCCGGGGCCGATGTATTGAACATCAGTTTAAGTCCGGTATTCTTAGTTACGCAAGCTCTTATTCTCGAATTTCCACCGCTTACATAACTGTAATACATAAAAATATGATCCCTTCCACCTTCGGTAACAAGGTCCGATTCAGTAACAGGCCGGGTAAGATTAGTAGTATTGAAGCGTACTAGCCTTAAAAAATCGGTAGGGAGTGTTATTTCACTTAACCCGGCCTGAGTTTCTGTTATGGTTCCGGTAATAGGTTTGAAGGGAAGAAAACGAACTGGCAAAAACTTAAAAGCATTACTCAACTGCTCGTCAAGTATCTGGTCAATGGTTTGATTGCTGACAACTTCGATAGCATTATCGGTGACAACATCGTCAATCCTGACCTGAACTGCTTTTATGAGTTGCGTTCTGTTCATTACGGTTTCCAGTTAGGGAATATGAGGTTAGCTACTTTAGCCTCGTTCATTATCATCTGAGTGTTTTTCAATCTGCTGAACGGCACATCGAAATTATGATTCAGGTAAAGTTTAGCATCCTGCCCGGTATTAACATCTTCAACCAATACATCACCGGTATTTGTGAGTACGGTTTTAGGCTTTTCTTCGGTAGGTACTACTACTTTAGGTTCTGCAGGTTTTTCAGCTTCGGGAAGTTTACCTTCTTCTTCTGCTGTTTTAACCAACTTAAAGGAACTGCCATAATGCTCGTGTGATTCCAATTCAGCCTGAATGAGCTTATTGGAAGTCCTGTAAGTCCCATTCTCTCTAACAGGATAATGACGGCCTCCTTTAAAGGCGCACTCTACACCCACCCCGTTAACTTCAACGGTGAGTATGAGTTTCATGTATTGTATTGACTGATACGTTTTCATCATGGCTTTAAAAAATTAAAGCCCCCTCCCCGAAGGAAAGGGGCTTAATTTATTTAGGAATTGGCGGTTATCCATCCGTGTGTTCCCGGGTTACGGAACTCGCAACCGAAACAATCTTCAAGCCTCCATGCGTTTACTTTGCTGATACCTGTTTTGTCAAGTTCTAATTTAGTCCATGACATAGGCATACGTTCACGTCTGCGAATTTTGGTAGGGTCAATAATATATCCATCATATTCGTGGCCTACCTGGTTCAGTGATTTATCGTGAACAATGTAGAACTGGCCGAATACAGTATCAATAACATTGAATTTTACACCAAACTTAATTTCGGTTACTTTGGCATCTACCTGTTTCTGAATGGTAGGTACTTTCATTAAACCTGCAATAAGTTTACTACCGGCTCCCATCATACGCATTGACGAACCGTTGTTATCGGAGAACATTTGTTCAGCCCAATCAATGAATTTGTTACCTGATAACAGGTTTGTTGCTGTACTTGCCTTTGAATAGTCAAGGCCTACTCCTGCAAACTCCTGTAAACCTCCTGAGAAGTATTTGAACTTATTGGTTTTAGGGTCAAGCCTATAAGCCCTTGCACCTAACAGCGAAGCAAGGTTAGCTTTCAAACGCATGTCATAGATAGTGTCTGCCTTGAACTCAATCATTCCGTAGTCAACTTCCTGTAAGTTCAATGCCTGGTAAATACCTTCTTCTACCTGTGCCATGTGTGCCTGGGTGAAGTTATAGGTTTTATTCGGCATCATCTGGTGTGCTTCCGTCTGTGCTGCGGTTTCTTCTTTCGCATTACCTATACAATAAATAGGTGTTTCGTCAGCAATAGAAGGTATGATAGTAAGGTTCCCGGACTCTACACCGTTAACGGCATATACCTGAATGGTTCCGTTTGAAATGTTCTTATCCGTTACCTGAAGGCGTAGTTTTGATCCACTTACTCCATTTGCGAAAATGCTAGGCAGGTAAGCTACATCATCAATACTCCAATTAGAAGCGTTACCGACATAAATGTCTTTAAGTCCGGCTGATCCAGTAGTAAACGGCTGTTTAACTAAGTCCTCAATAGAACGAGTTGTGTTTTCGTAGAACTCAAACTTCCATGCTTCCGCTACATCACCTGCTCCAATTTCACGAAGCATTGTATCCATAGGTACATCATCAGGTCGGATAAGAGATATTTTCTTACTAATATCCGTTAGGTTCATTCCTGGTGCTGCTGTATTTGCGGCTGCTGTATCTACCGTTCCGGTAATACCTACACCTGCAGCAATCATAACTCCGGCTCCCAAAAGAGAAACCCCGGCGGTGGCTATCATTGTTCCTAACACGAGCGCAAGCACCAAAACGCCAAGTGCGGTTTTTAACATTCGATTTTTCATTTTATTTATTTGTTTGGTTTATAGTTGGCGCAGTGCGCTTTGATTACATTCTTTGCCTTTTGGTAGCATAATCCACAATATCATCGAGATCGTGTTTAGGCTTTTCGGGTTCCGGTGCTTTTTGGGTGGTTCCCTGTGAAAGTATCTGAGGTAAACCATCACCGTTTTGTGTTGACTCCTTTGCTGTAAGCTCCTCAATGTTGGCGTTACGTCCTTTTATTTCGCCTTCTTCGGCTGCTACTGCCAGGTCCTCAGGTTTTGTTTTAGCTTCATACAGCGCATCAAGTAACCTTTCTGTGATCTTTCCTTTATACACATCGGAAAAAAGGCTGCTTAATTCATTGATGTATTCAGTCATTGCTTCACCGTCAAGTCCGCGTTTTTCGCTCCATGCCTGAATTGTATTCTGGCTTTCGGCTGTATTGGCGTTTACTTCTCCGATAAATGCCTCATGTGCTGCCCGGTTTGCTTCTCTCATGGCTTTCTTTTCAGGCCACTTTGAAGGATCTGATTCAGCTAATGCCTTTTCCAGATCATCAGGGGAAACATGCAGGGCTAATGCTTCTGCCAGGTCAGCACCTTCTCCAATATCATCCAGTACTTGTGCCATTACAGGTTCAGCATAAAGAGCATCAATAACTTTCTTATTTGCTGTTTCGTTCTGTGTCCGGTAACCTTCATGCTCCGTCATTTTTTCATCGGCAGCACTCAGAATATCATCATCGGAAGCAAACTCCCTTTCGGGGTGCATCCCTTTGACACGATCAAGGAAGGGGTGACGTTGTGGTGGTGCTGCTTCGGTATTCTCTACCGGTGTTGCCTGTTCTTCAACGGGCATAATTTCTTGTTCCATCACTTTGTGTTTAAATTTCAGATTGTTATCCGGTCAATAGGAATCACAAAGTAACTTCGTTAATAAAAAATAAATATGTTTTTTTGTCATGTATATGTGATAAACTGTCATTTTTGCCCTATATTTGCAGTAACGCTATTTTATTATGGGTGAACCTGACGATAAGGAAGTATTTAAAAAGTGTTCCAAGTGCGGTCATACTAAGTCGTTAACCTTGTTTGCGAAGGACAAACACGTTAAATCGGGGTATAGGGGTTATTGTAAAGACTGCGGTAATGAAGCCAGAAATCAACTATATATAAAGAATAAGAAAGTAGATATTGAAAAGGCTAAAGCATACTATCACGAGAATAAAGAAAGGGTTTCAGCTAAGTATAAAGTTCATTACGAAGAAAACAGCGAAATCATACAGGTAAAGAATAAAGTACACTGGCTTGAAGAAGTATTGCTAGAACCCGAATTTGGTTACCTAAACACATAATCTATGTTATTGAGAGAAGAAGTTTTCCCCCGAACCCGATACTCACACAAGCCATCACGGAACGAAAAGTTATTCCGGTATTACATTCAAATCCTGAAATCATACGGTGAAAAGGCTACGGCCTTCTCAAAAGAATACCTGTACGCTGAATGTGCTGACGTATTCGATATTTCAGCAGTAACAGCCGGAAGGATAATAAGGTCCATGATAACAGATAATAAATACACAAGGTTCCTTAATAACGATGAGTGTAAGGAGTATCTGGAAACATTGTTAAACTATCAGAAAAGGGGAGTATGAAAGACGATATTGTAAAGGTTGCACAATGGGGGTTGATCTGCGATAATCCAGAATGTGATTGGCGTGACGATACAATAAAATTTAAAGATTACAAGGGATGGGTTAATGCCCAATGTCCTAAATGTGGTCAGAATGTTTTAACTGAACATGATCTTAAAAATGCAAAAATGCTCTATGCTGCTATCAGGATTGTAAACCTTAAAAATAGGTTATTTGGCAGGAAGCGTGTAAAGGGGGATATTGATGTTAATGTTATTGTTAATACTCACAATGATATTTCATTTAGGCTTGAAGAATAAATGAACACCAAAGAACTCATACACGAGAACGATCTACGCAATGAGGCCTTATACGCCCCATACAATCCCTATACAGGGGTTGGTAGTCTTATTCCCAGGTTTGAGTTCCATATTGACGATGAAACAATAATACTCCTTCCTAATTCCATGAAGGAGGTAATAGCAGAATTTCAAAGCCCGGGCAAGTCAATGCGCGATATGACAAAGGCGCAATTTGCCACCATGTACGGAGTGTTAACCAATTTAAGGATAAACTATGATTTTGAGTTCTGGGCAGCTACTTGCGTATTCATTCAGGATAAGATCACCAAGCAGGACGTAAACTTTATATTACGTATTCCTCAAAGGATATTGCTGAAAGTTTTAATTGAATTATTCTGGGCTAAGGTTCCTATCCGTATTATCTTACTTAAAGCCCGTCAGTGGGGAGGAAGTACGCTAGTGCAGATGTTCATAGCGTGGTTACAGATATTCCACTTTGAGAACTGGCACTCTGCTATTGTCGGTGATGTAGAAGAACAGGCAAGGACCATCAGGGGAATGTACCGAAGGATGGCAATATTACACCCTCCCCAGGTTCAGCCTATAACCTTTTCCAGTTTCGAGAGAAGCACAAAGAACCTGATCTTAAACGAAAGAGGCTGTATAATTTCAATCGGAAGTATGCAAAGGCCGGAAGGTTTACGTGCTAGTGACGTGATGTGTACCCATAAGAGCGAATGTGCAAGCTGGAAAGAAACAATGGGAAAGAAGCCGGAGGACCTTATACAATCACTTTCCGGTATGCCCTTAGTACATGGAACTGTTGATGTTGAGGAGTCAACGGCAAAGGGCATAGGAAACTACTTTCACAAAAGCTGGCTACAAGCAGTAAATAAAGAATCAGACCGTATTCCTGTATTCATTCCCTGGTTTAAAATTGATATGTACCAACGTCCTTTCTTTTCCGAAACCGAAAAGATTGAATTTGTTGAACACATGGATAATTATTCCAACTTCTTATGGGAAGAAGGCGCAACACTCGAAGGTATTAACTGGTACTATTGGAAACGCAGGCACGAAGGTTGGGATGCAGTTCAGGACCACTGGCGCATGATGGCCGAATATCCTACTACCTGTATTGCTAGAGGAATGAAAGTTGGAACCGATATTGGGCTTATCCCTATTGAAGATGCGTATGAATCAAATTACTCGGAATTTGGCAAGGTGTTAGACCATATTTCAAACGGGAAACGTCAAGTTTATAAATTAAAAACAGCTATGGGGTACACTTTAAGGTGTACGGAAGATCATAGAATAATGACACTATCGGGTAAATGGAAAGAATTACGCGATTTACAAGAGGGTGATAGCATAGCATTATCAGAACCTATGTTAGCGAAGGGTCAATATACGTTCAAATATAAGGATAATGGGTTTGTTGATATTTCGATTGCAATTACACCCGACTTTGCAAGGTTTGTAGGGATTTTTATGGGTGATGGGTCCTATCATGCTCAAACGCTTTCAATAGCCTGTGATGCTAAGGATGATGATTTTGTAATTGAAGTACAAAGGCTCGTTAAGTCTATATTTGATCTAGATATGATTCCTAGAAAAACCGGACCAAATAAAGGGTGTACGGAATTAAGGGTATCAAATCAGAGATTATCAAAATATTTTTTACAATTAGGTATTGTTGAACAATACGAAGAACACGGAGTAAAGGGATCAAGGGGTTCGTTTCATAGAAAGGTTTGTGTTCCTGGATTTATTTTAAGATCACCTAAAAGCGTAATAAAAGAATTTCTTTCTGGAATATTTGAAACAGACGGATTTAATGCTTTCCAAGTACCTAAAGTTGAAATATTTTCAAAACACATTGAGTTTTTAAAAGACCTACAGTTATTGCTTCTTGCTTTTGGAATAACATCTAAGATAAGGTCTAGCAATAAAATTAACGGGGAAGGTAGAACGTATTTGGGTAATAAACTCACATTACAAGGTGAACAGGCTAGTCTTTTCAGAGAAAGAATAGGATTTCTAAGTTCCAGAAAACAGGGAATGTTTGCAAGTTGGCAGGTAAGAAACTATGTTAAGAGAACTAAAAATATTTTATTCGATTCGGTAATTAGTATTGAAGAAGATGGAATAGATGATGTTTACGATTTAACAATAAGGGATTCACATAAATTTTCTGCTAATGGAATAGTTGTACACAACTGTAATGAGGCCTTTCAAAGTACAGGCCGGAGAGCTTTTAGCCCCTTATACGTTAAAAATGCAGGTAGGTATGTATGCAAGCCTGAATTTGTAGGAGAAGTATTTGCAGGATCTACATCAGGAGAAAAAGCACTTACACACATAAGGTTTGAACCTACACCTAACGGTAACCTTTATATCTGGGAAATGCCAGATACAGAGAAGATATACAAAAACAGGTATGTTGTAGGCATTGACATAGGGGGACGTTCTGTTGGTGCTGACTATTCGGTTATTCGTGTACTTGACAGGCTTCCACTACTCGAAGGAGGTAAACCTATTTTTATACTTACCTGGAAAGGTCACCTCGATCAGGACCTAGTAGTCTGGAAAGGGACACAAATAGCAAAAGCATACGGTAACGGTTTACTTGTACCTGAAACAAACTCCCTCGATAAGATTGAAAGCGAAGGAGATCACTTCTTAACGGTCCTTAATGAGATTGTGGACGTGTACCCTCATATTTACTGCCGTACTTCACCGGAACAAATCAGCCAGGGTGCGCCTAAACAATATGGTTTTCATGTAGGCCATAACAAAACGGCAATGATTGACTATTACAATGCTCAACTGCGTGACTGTGCATTTATTGAACTCGATCAACGGGCTGTTAACGAAAATGATTCCTACGAGATTAAAGCAAATGGAAGTTACGGGGCTGTTGACTCGATGCACGATGATATATTAATGCCAACGGCTGAAATATTGTACATAAGTAAAGATTTACCATTGCCCACTGAGATTATTCGCGCTAAAAACAAGGTCACTAAAAAGGTTATTAACGAAGCATCATTTTAATATGAACGCAAAGGAGCTAAGAATCGGGAATGTAGTAATCAACAGGCTGTTAAGTACCGTCAGTGGTGAATATCTTGTTACAAGTGATGTATTTGCTTTCATTGAGAATAATCCAGATCAGGATATTTATCACCCAATATTATTACATGAAGAATATTTGGGAAGATTCGGATTTAAGAAGATTGAAGGATTTGATGATGCTATTATTCTAATTAAAGATGATGTTGAGTTGGAGTTTGTTACCAGGTATTCAACTTGCGCATATCTGAATTACCTAAACAATGAATGTAAATACGTTCACCAACTTCAAAACCTATATTTCGCATTAACAAACAAAGAACTAATACTAAACAACTAAACCCATGAACCCAAAACTCCTATCAATCGTAATCCCATTCTTAGTAGTTATCTTTTTCTGGATAACGTACAGACTAAAGAAAGTCCCTATTCTTAAATACATTTCTAAATGGCCTTGGGGTGTTAGGATTGTAAAGAATGAGTATTTGCGCACTCTGTTTAATCGGGAAAAGAACCGTGTTAAAAGCGTTAAACGTGCCGTTAAAATGGCGAAACTTCGTAATCAGGCTGAGAATCTTAAGATGTATGTTATTGAGGTTGTTAAAGGTCGGTATTGGATTGGAACCATGCGCGAATGGAACATAGAGCGTAAAAACTACCCGAAGATGAAGCATATCTGGCCCCCACGCGACTCGGTATTCCAAACACGATAACCCCATGCCCTACACTCCCCACCCCAAATCGGTAATCTTTAAAAGGCGCACACAGTTAATGCGCCTATACTTGAAACTTGAACAAACTGAAAGTAACATTGATGAACTTTTAAAAATGCTTCTTTAATGGAAAAAGCCTTTACAATAGATTCTCTTTCTTTACGGTCATTAAACGATTGGTTGAAAGTTATCTTTGAAGGTAACAAAGGACCTACACCCCGGCAGTTCTGGATATCAAAACCCTACCTTGTCAGCCTGTCAGATGAGAACTTTCTAGGTTTAATCAACAGCGAAGTACAGTTAATAGGTGGTAGTGAAGCCTGTGATTATATAGATCAGCGAATGAAGATAATCGAAATGAAGGAAAAGATTAAGAAATGCAAATAAGTAACAAATACGAGTTAGGTCAATTAGTATTCCTTCTTACCGATAACGAACAACTTGCTCGTATTGTTACCTGTATTCAGATTAACGGAAATAATCAGCTATCATACCAGCTAAGTTGTGGAGTAGTTGCAAGCTGGCATTACGACTATGAAATTGTAAGTAATAAAGATTTAGTAAAAGCACTTCAATAATGAATACACTCTGGGCCATATCCTTACTTGCTTTCCTGGTCGAAATATTTCTACACCCTCGATTAGACTGTAAAGATGTTGACGGTTGGTATTTGTGGTATGGTAAGGATTATAATAGGCGGTATTTAAAAATAAAATAAGATGAAAAAGATAAATTTATTTTTTGACATGGAGTTTACTTCCTTGTCACCCGATGCTCAGATTGTTTCGATTGGGATTGTGAGTGAAGATTTTTTGCCAATCAATTTAAAATTAACGCATTATACGGACGAAAACGGTGTTGTTGGAGAAATTTCAAAAATAGAAGACTCTCCCATGTATGATGGTAAATACCACAAAATATTTAAAGATGAATTTTCAAAATCAAATAGCTTTTACGCTGAGTTCACCGACTTTGACATTAACCGTTGTGATGGTTGGGTTAAGGAGAATGTGGTGGGTAAATTGAAATACAAGGACTACGATAAATTCTTGCCTGAATACGGTGTTAATGTTATGTCGGGTAAAGGCAATACAAGTCTTATCAAATTATGGCTGTACAGGTATTTGGAACAATTCTACAACTACCAAATTCAATTCGTTTGTGATTGTGGTACATTTGATTGGTATCATTTATTACAGTTGTTGGCTGAATGGGATGAAGTGCCCATGCAATTAATGATTGATACTTCAATTATTCCTATTGATGTTACCATTGAGGAGTTTATTGATGAGTGGAAGCGTAGTGGACCTATTGTGGTAAGTAAAATGCCTGATCCTAAGGTTTTTAATATTGGGGGGAGAATAGGACTCCCAAAACTTCCCTCAAACATTTCACCCGTTCCGCAGGATTTGAATGACCTTATCGCTATTAAACGTGGAATTTCGGTATGGGAAGCGTTTGATTTGAATCGGGAAACCCTTTCTGTTGGTAATGATTCAGTGTTAATGGTTAACAACAAAAATGCTGAAACGCTTGATAGTTTAAACCCAAATGCAGAATTAAAGCATAATTCACTTTGGGATGCTAAAGTAATCAAAGCTATTTACGAAAAACTACAATAAACAAAAAGACCGGTTAACTCCCGGCCTTTCTTTTACGCTGTAATTCCTTCCGGCTGCACCGGCTGTTGTCCTGCCATCTGTTGCTGCTGCGCCATCATCTGTTCGGCCTCTTTCCTCTTACTTTGAATATCCGCTAAAAGGTTATCCGCAAACGGAATACTACAATGAGCAAGTGCAATTTCAATATCAATTTTATTGGTATCAACCCATTTGAACAACTGATCGTCAATCATACTCCTGAATACCGGTGAATCAGCACCCTGAACGATATTAATATCAATATCCTTCATTGCCTTAGCTTCTGATGCTTTGTACATCTGTGCATCTTTAGAATACGCTTTACCGGCAATAGTTATAATCCTGTCCTCGTAATACTGACGGATAATACTTAATGCCTTTTTATCCCTGCGTTTCTTATAAGCCCCGAATGATTCAATAATATCAATGTTGTTCATTGCTGAATTTTGGGCTTCCTGTGCGTATAGGCTTGAAGGTGTACCCGATTTGGCGGTAATACCTTGTATGGCGTTACCTACTCCTCCTGTGCGCATCATAAAGTCCATTTGCATCTGTATAGCCCCGTTGCTGTCAGGATCAATGGCACGTGCTGAAATCTGTTGAGGAATAGTAGCCCCTGGCTTGATCTTAATTTTGATAACTCCGTTGTACTTGGTCCATTCTTCCGCGAAGTCCTCAATGGTCATATCGTCAGGAATAGAATCTTCGGGAACCAAAAGAACCCCTTTAGCTGCTGCGCTCCTTTGGAACTCCTGTGCGATAATCAACCTGTTAATAAACCTCTGTTGGTCTATCAAATCCTCGGATAATCCCCAGACCTCTCCGTTAACCAAAGGATAAAGGCTAATAGCGTAAGGGTGTTCCTCGTGCTGATACGGGGTTTCTGCTTCATACAAACAGGCTCCTTGTGGAGTTAAGTACTTCACATACCAGTATTGTTCAAACTTCTCGGTAGCTACCATCAAAGGTACTTCTTCCTCCGGCACTCCGTTTTGAGCATAGTAGGCTATACGTTTACTGTTTATCTCGTCAATCTGTGCTTTTGTAGCTTTAAGTACCTGGCGTGTTCCGTCATAGTAATCATGCACATAAAGCCTCCATTCTGCCCTAAACTCCCATATCTCGAATAACCGGCATAACGACATATCGTTAGGAATAAGGAAGTCACTAACTTGTGTGTCCTGATGTGTTAACGTCTGACCCGTTCCCGGGTAATCGGTTTTGTGATTTTTGAATAACTCACGTATTATCTTTTCATCTTCTTTATTGCTTCCGGCAAATGCAGCAACCATATATTCAATAGGTGCATCAATAATATCACCTACAAAGTTTAACTCGTTAAGCCTTGTATCTTTTATCCCTGAGTTGAAGAATATCCTGTCATAAGGTATATTGTCAATAAATAATGACTCTCTGTTAAGGGTAGGCATGTATTTATATCCTACTTTCCCGATAACTCCACCATACAAAAGGAAGTTTTCAAGGTTACGTGCATCCAGGTCGTGAGCTTCGTTAACGTCAAGTTCAGCCTGCAGCATAGTTGTAAGCATTTCGCTTTTCGATGAGTTCTCCTTTGATCTGGCAATAGCCATACTCTTACTAGGATTACTTCTGTACTGCGAAACAATACTGCGTATAACAGGCCTTATAAGGTTTTGTTTGAATGGTATCTTGCCCTGTGTCTTTATGTATTCTTCCTCCGTCATGGTGATACCCTTTCCGTCACGGTCCGAAACAATAACTTTTTCATGCCACTGTTTACCCCTGTAGTACATAAATGAACGGAAGCTTCTTTCTCTCCAATCTGTCAGGTCCTCCCAATATTTACGTGCTATGTTAAGCACTCGCATATTATCCTCCCTGTTTTCATAGAAACGTTCAGTACTCGCACTTGCTTTGCCAGTGGTTTTCTTCTTACCAGGAAGTACTCTCCTGCGTATTTTTAGTTGTTCGGTGTCGAGTATCATGTTATTTCAGATTTATTTTGTACTTCTTTTCAAGGGTTCCAACCTGAGTTTTAAATATTTTTGCTGCATTCTCCGCATCTGTCTTGTATTTTAACATTGCTTCTGAACTTGTGGCGTTTTCTGCGTTATTTTCGATGTTTTTAATATTCTTATCAGCTAATTTGGTGATGTATGTAAGCTCGTTCATGAACTGGTATTTGTTCATCATCTGTAAAGCCTCTTTAGGATCATCCTTTTTCAAATTATTAATCTGATATTTATATTCATCAACTGCTTTTAGTGCGTTGTAGTAGGTTGACATCGGGTTGCTGTCCTGTGAACGTCCTAAATAACGGTAGAATAACGGAACGTCCCATTCATTCATTTTACCATCAGGGGTAACAGCGTTATAGGCTGTATTGAATACCTGTCTGAAGAACTTAACCCTTCCACCTCCAACAGTTTCAGATACATGCTGAATATCGGCAGGGTTCCAGTCAAATAACATAGTTTTTAACGTGTTATCCTCTTTTAATCCTGTTTCTGGATCTAGTCCCTGCCCGGCTTTAGTATACTCATTACCACCACCAAACTCATTAAGCCATTGTGTAGCCTGTACTAAAGGCTCAAAGGTTGAATTTAATCCTTCCTGTGATCCCGGAATACGATCTTCTAACTTTGTAGTAAATTGCTCTTTGTGTACCTTCTTCCCGGCAAAGTTTTGATTTACGGCTATATCATAGGCAGGAGTTAAAGCGGTAGGAACCAGGGTGCGTCCCAGATCATCACCACTTACATTAAATGGAGTTAATGCACCGGTTAAATTTTTCAAGTTACTAGCTGCAAACTCTCCGGCAGAAAGTTTACCCATTGCAGCCATTGTAGAAGTAACTCCTAATGCGTAAATAGCCCTAAAGAATTGTGGTAAAGGAATCTTAACATATTTGCCATCACCCCTATTTATGATAAGGTTATTAAGTTTATCGTAATCGGGAATGTTATCATACGTATTCTCTCCTCCCTCATCATCCGGCATAGTCATGTATGCTAATATAGCTTGAAGAACTCCCAATGCAAAGAATGAACCTAAAGCATATCCGAATTTAGCCTTGTTTTCTTTCCCCATTTTATAAATTCCGTATGTAGCCGATACGGTAGGCTTGAAGAACGCAAACAACTGATTAAATACAGTGCTGGCCTGGCCTGTCCTGTCAAAGTCAACAGTAGCCTCTTTACTTGCTAAAGCTGCTTGTTCTGAACTCTGCCCTGCCATTTTACGGCTTACGAATACGGCAAAACGGGAACTTTGTTCTGACATATCCATAACATAGGTCATTAACTCTGCCCCCTTGCGAAGTGGATAGTTATAAAATACCTTGTCTTTACCCGACAACTTACCGGTTCCTTTCCCGAAATCTGCTTCTTTTGCCCTTATCCTGTTAATTTCCTTCTCAATCTTCTCTGCTGACTTCTCAAAACTTTCAAGCTGCATCCATCCGGTTGGTCCTCCCGAATCTTTCCACATCTTATAAAGGGTATCAAGTACTCTTTGCTCTCCGTACTGTTGTATTGCCGATACAATAGATTGTTTATTGTGTAGCCCTGCAGTTATTGTTTCTGCCTGTGATAACGGGTTTAGTTGTTTCCTAATATCCCGGTGAATAGTACCGAATGATTTACCCGTTACAATCTGCCTGATGAACTGTCCGGCCTCTCCTTCTTTCCTGATACCCTCCGTAATTGCTGCATACGGTAAGTCAATAAACATAAAGTTATTCAGGAAGAAGTTAGGGTTTTTACCGGTGAAATTAGCCTTCATAAACTGAGTAAGTTTACCCATCCATGAATTACCTAGCCACTTTGAAGTTTCTTTAAGTAACACATTCTCTCCCTTTATGCTTTGCGCTACATGAGGATCGCCTAAAACGAGTGTAAACCTATCCCCGTTATCGTAGCCCATAATCTCATGTTTCTCTGCTGTTGCCCTTGTCCTCTTTGCTTCGTGTGCGTTACCCTTGAAAGGTGCTTTAATATACATATACTGCCCCATTGCAGGATTATCTTTATTCATCCTGAATAACTGAAGGGCTGTACGTGCTATCTTATTTTTAACACTTGTCATGATAGCTGAATGTGCCATCTGTCGAATGTAGGGTAATGGATCACCAGGCTCAGAAGTACGGCCTTTAGCTTTTATTGTGGCCTTAACATAAGTTTGTGAAGTAATACCCTGTCCTTCGTTGTTTACATAATCGTAAAAGTCCTCCGGGTTAGGGTTCATTTCGTCATATTCCCATCCGCGCAAAGGAATGTAATATTTCCGATCATTAAACTTGTCGTGATCTTCTTTTGTGATAACACTATGTAAATACAGATTATCAATAGTAAAATCAGTTGAAGCCTTTACCTTGCTCCAAAGTGAATCAATAAGATTAGGGCTTATTTTCTGTTCAAATTCCTTAACAATCTGTTCAACCGTTTGCCTGTTCCATGAATCTTCCGGATCTTCACTTATTGCCCTTATACCCTCGTTGTCGTTTCTCTCAATAGCTGATTTAGCTTTAAGATAACGCTGAATTTCTTTTGATGAAACGTGCTGTTGGTCGATAAGGTGAGCTATCTCCGTTTGCAGGTCCGTGAATACTCCTTCGTCAAATGTATCAACCAGGCCTTTTATTAAGCCCTTCCTTCGCCTGAGCAAACTGTAAACGTCAAATAGTTTCAATCCCTTTATTCCGTCCTTTGCCATTTCCTGCTGCCAAAGGTCAACACTGTGTACGTTTTCAGCAATCCAGTCTGCAAACCTATCTCCATAATCTTTCTTCCCGATGATGCGTTTCATTTGCATTCCTGCAAATTGTGGTCTTTCTGCATCTACCGTAGGATTAACCGAAGGAGGGATATTGTTGTTGGAGGAATGTTTGAGTAAATTAACGCTTCCTTCCCCTAAGAGTTCTCCTGCGAATCTTGGTCTGTTTTGCGAACTGCTAAGTACAGTTCCCATGCTGTCATTTCCGGATTCTCCTTGTGAAGTCTGGCTTTCTCCGCTATCTGTTCCTGTGTTAGATAGGTTGCTATGTGAATCCCCGATGGGCTTGTTATATAAAACCTTTCTGTTTGTTCCATAATATAGGGTGCTTATAAATCGTCTTTCAAAGTTATCAATTATTTCTTTACCCTCGACAACATCCATAATCTGTTTGTATGTCAATGGTTCTTCGGTAGGGATAACACCGTTTACTATCATTCCCTGTATGGTATATGCTAATGCTTCGTCTGCCCTGTCGTATTCGGTGTAATCGTCATAACTTTTATTAAGCATACCGTCAATGCTCTCATATCCTTTAAGGTCATGGAAGTATTGTAGTATCTGGCTTCTTCGTGCTGATAGAAACGCTCTGTTATGTGCATGTACTGTTTCGTGTATGATGGTAGGACGTATAGATTCCATTGAAGGAACACGGCTGGCGATAACTACAATATGTCTGTATGTGCCATCAAAGAAAGCATCTGCCGATTTATCAAGGAGTGCATCTTCAATCTCTTTCATGTGTCCTGAACTGGCTTTATTGTCAAAGTACCAGTTTCTTACGTCCTTTTCGCTTTGAACTACGAGTAAAGGTGTTTTGTTTTGGAGTTCTGAAAGTATTGATTTGGCCTCGGTATTGATTAAGGAATGACGTTCTGGTAATGGGAGGTTGGTGAAATCGGTTTGCTCAATAGAAAAAGATGAATTTATCTGTCCCTGTAAATAAACCTTCTGCCTTTCGCTTACGTCTTGCGTTTCTGAAATCCTTTTCAGATGATCCCCCGCAAACTCACTGTTAGAGTGTTTCATTATCGAATTTTCATCCGGGAACGCAAAAGCCTTATCAACAAACTTCTGCCTGCTTTCCAGGTCGGGAAACCTAAACCCTTTACTCCATTTATCCCAGAATCCCCCAAATGATTTAGCGTGATCTTTGATAATAGCGTATTCATCCGAAGCTATACGGTCACCCAATTTCACCATATACAGGTCTGCGCCCGTCTGTGTGTGCTTAACTGTTTCAAGTGTATAAGGAGCATCTATTTTAATTACGTTGTCATTGGAGGGAGTTATGCTAGGCTGCTGTGGCTGTGATTCCCCTACATTAAGCCTTTCGTTTACCGTTACATCTTCCAGCGCATCAAATAAATCCTCAATCTTTTCGATATGGGAGTAATCAAGGTTTTCCGGATAGCTGTATTTGCTGTTTTGTTCGTTGAATCTCCTGCTAGCCTCGGCCTGTATTTCATCCGTTGAAAGAATGGGTTTACCGGCTAAATAATTACGTCCGTTCTCTGCCCCTAATTCGTTTGCAAACTGCCTTTCCGACTTATGCTCATATTTATCAATAACAACAATACGTGTCGAAACACTTGTTCCTGCTTGTTTGAATGTTACTGATGGTAGTTTAATGCTTGCTACTAAATGAGCATCCGGATTAATCTGTTTCCCGTTCTCGTCAGTACCATAAAGGAAAGTATCAAGCCTGTCCGACATTTTACCTTCGGGGATTAAAGCAACAATACGTCCACCGTTTTTAAGGTGCGTAAATGCTTTTGCCACATGGTCCATTGCGGTTTTACCACCACTACCAAAAGGGGGATTCATTGCAATACCGTGAAACTTATTAACGATATTCAGGTTTTCAAATGTATCGTTAATGATTTTACGTGTTCCCCCACCGGAACGTGCATTCAGTTTTGAGAATAAAGCATGTGAAGGCTCAACGGCTGTTACTGTTGCGTATTCAGGAAACCACATAGCTATTGCCCCGTGTCCTGCGCTTGGTTCCAGTGCTGATTCTTCAAACTGCAATCCTAACCATTCCACCATCTTCTGACCTACTGGCTCCGGAGTAGCGTAATAGTCTGTCCCCTCCCTTTGATCTCTGAGCCCTGTGGTCTTTTGCAGGGTGTTATATACCAATACTGCCCTGCGGAACTCTGAAAGCTGCTGTTGTGCTTTTTTATCGTATTCCTTGCCTCCTTTTCCTTGTTCAAGGTTTGGATCATCGGTTTTAGAGTTCCACAATACACCTTCTGCGAATGAACGGAGTAAATCACGTGCCTGATCGCCTACTGCTAAGTTTTCGGTAGTACTTAATTTCTTGTTTACGTTACGTCCGAAGTTTTCAATCTCCATATCAAGCCCTAACAAAGGGTTTTCAAATATGGCGTTTGATTCCTGACCTATACGGAATATCCTACCTTCAATCTGCAATGCTGTTGTAGATGAAATAGGCATTGACAAGCTCATAAGGACTCTCTGGTTCTTGCCGGATGTGTCGTGTAATGAAATACCTTCTTTCCCGGCTTCTTCCTGTACAACGATTATATCGACTCCGGAACCGTCTTTATTGAACTTGGCAATATTTGCAGGTTTGTTGGCTTTTGATACGTCACCGTTAATTAATGCTACCCTGTCAGTACCGAATGCTGCTTGTATTTGTTCAATGGCAGGATTATAATTAAGGGTTTGCTCGTATGCTAAAAGATCAGCGTACTTATCCTCAAAGTTATTAGCCTGTGATAGTGCTAAACGTGCTTTTTCTTTATTTTCTGCTGATGAATTGGTATCATTCAATACCTCATTAGCCATACTTACCGTCCTGTCAATAATAGTTTTGAATGGGGGTGATACATTGGCTTGTTTCCTTCTGTGGAATACAACGACTTTACGACCTAATGCAAGGTGTTTTTCAATACGTGGTATTACCATAGAAGCCTTTAAGGATTCAAAAAGCTGTGTTGTATAGTTATAATCATAAAATACGTCACGTGCTGCGCTCTGCAGTCCTTCAAACTCTTTGGTTTCGTAATTGAAAATATCATTCAGTCCGTTATTGAATAACTCTGCGTTATCGAGTGCTACTAACGGGAACTCACGGGAGTAATCCATATCACTTTCAATAGCACGTCCCGACATTACACCCTGGCTCATTAGCTTCTGAGCAAATTCAACCTCCTGCATTGCTATTGCTTCGGGGTTTGAATGCTCTTTAGTTTCCAGTTGGTGATGTTTCCACTGATACGCACTACCGAAGTTTTCAAGGAAGAAACGACTTTCAGCATCTACCCTGCTTCCTCTTGCATTGGTTATTTCTTCGCCTGTATAGTCAAATAATACCCTGTTAGCATAGCGTAAATTGAAATGCCCTTTAAATGGTGTTGCTGAAAGGAATACTACTTTGGTATTTTCGTATGCTCTCTTTGCACGTTCAAGTAATGCAGGTTCGAGTTCTTTCTTTTTGGCTTCCAGATCATCAATAACCTTTGATAATACCTTTACTGCTGCTTCTGATGCTGCCGGATTAGCTGCATTGTCATTATTCAGGGATGCGTTAAGTTCCCTGTATTGGGTCATAGCTTCCCTGTGCTTAATCCAAACAGGGTGAACGTCAGTTATTCTCTGAAATGCTGTTGATACCGATACGTTGCTTAATCCGAAGTGTGCATAGGTAGTTGCTGATGCTGTACCTTTCTTTTCTTCCATTAACCGGTGTGATTCATCGTAAACGATTAAATCAAGGTCACGGTTTTTTAAAGCATCATTTGAACGGAAATTTGCATAAGTACAAATGTTTATTCCTTTCCCGGCTGTCTTGGTATCTTCAAGGTTAGTAATATCAAGTCCTAAGTTAATGCCGTCTTTTATCCAGTCTTTAATCTTAGGTTCTGAGGGAACAACAATAAGTATCTGCCCCTTACCTTGCTTGGCAAAACGTTTAATAATTCCTAATCCCGTGAATGTTTTACCTGTGCCGGTCCCGTTGGTAAACAGAATACCCTTACCGTTGGCAAGGTCTTTTGTTTTGTGCGCTTCTGAGAAGAATCGGGTTTCTGCTTTCAGAACATCATCCTGTTGTTCGTCTAACAGATATGGGAGGGTTTGGCGAATGTTCGCCTCATCCATTAACTTAACTGGTATGGATTCGTTTTGCTGCTGTTGTATCAGCCTTTTGGCTGTGCGCTGCTGAAACGTTTCTGGTAATCCTTCATTATTTGTGCCGTCTGGCTTACCTGTAACGATGTCATTGACATTATGTCCTTCTGGGCTATCAATGCTGCTTCCTCTGCCGTCAAAATCTCCGGCATCATTGTTCGTAACGATTGGTTTCGGGTCCGCTTGATATACTTCGTTATCGCCTTGTTCTCCAGGTAAATTGGCAAAAAGGCCACCACCGCCCTCGCTACGGTTTCGTCTGACTGCTTTTCCACTTCCTGCCGGAGTTTCATTTCGTACCGGTTCGCTGCTTCCTCGTCCACTGAGAACAGGAGTTCCATTTTCGGGTACTTCATTGGCACTGTTTCCGCTATCTGGTTGGCTACTTCCTGGTCTATCTGGTACATCGTTGTTATTTTTGTCAAAGTTACGACCTAAATCGCTGTTTTTGTCCTCTTTAGGTGAATTTATTTTGTATGTGTACGCTCGTACTGCTGTGAAATCATCAAGTCTTGCATCTTCATTTTCAAGTAAGAAAGAAGCATATCCCTTTTTACAGGCTGAAAGCAATTCGGGAGAAATAGGAACGCCCTTAGATTCAATACCTGAAATAATATCAGCGAATTTATAAACGCCTTGTTTGGTGAAAGCATCTACAAGTTTAAATCCTGCTGCGTTTATCTTTGAAAGCTGCTCAGGGGTTTTATCTGATGGCCCGTTGGAGTGTTTTAATATCGTGTTATCTTCTTCACCCAATAAACCTAGAAGATCGTTAAGAGCATTGTCAATATCATCATTCTGTTTGATAACTTGTTTAATGGCATCTCCGGCAAACTTTGGCTTTTCAGCTTTTACTTTTGGTTCAGCAACTTTCTTTTGTTTGCTTCCTGCACTGCCCGTGTTAACCTTTGGAGCCTCGTTAACTGTTCCTCCGTCTGACAACTGAGCATTAAAAGTTCTGGCTTTGTTAAGGGTTGATTTTCGTTGACCGACTGCGTTGTTTTCGATTTCATCTAATATTTCCTCCTTAGTTTGAACTTTATCGTTAAATAATCCTAACTGTCCGTTTTTATTTGCTGTTGCAATCTCGTTATACGAGTTGAAGAATGATTTTGTATCTGTCTGATTGCCGGTTAATACGTCTGCAAGTAGTACCTCTGTTAAATTGTAAGGTGTAGTATCGAACATATCAGGCAAAGAAACCATATCATAAACGCTTCCAAATTCACCTGAACGCATTTTGCCTAAAAGAACTACAGCCCCATTCATTTCGGGAAGTATTGAATATTCCCCTAGTGCCTGGTTCTCTAACAAAGGTAAGATACTTTTCGTTATTCTCAACCTGTATTGTTTCATTCCCTCTATATTCATCATACGAATAGAGGATTCGTCCATTACGCTACCGATAAGGACTGTTTCAATCATATCCTTTCCTATGGCTGAAAAGGTTTTACCGTCAAGTATTTCGGCAATATCCATTGTGGTTATAATACCACTATCAACCATTAAGTCAATAAGTTCATTAGTTGCTGACGTACTGGCGTAGGCATCTGACATAGTATCAAACCTATCCAATACCCTTGCAATCTTCCGTACCTGTTCCGGCTTAATTGTTTTACTGATCTTGATAGCACGTTCTACCTTGTTTTGTGTCTTTTGGTCAGAAGCGTTGAACTTAGCAAATGTTTCAGTAGTATATTCCGGTGTTTCGTTCATTTGGAATATTACCCTGGGATTTTTAAAAGAAGATACTTGTTCGGGAGTGAACCCGTACATATCCGCATCCTGCATAAGCTGTTCTACATAACTTGCATCTGTTCCATTTCCGGCTGCAAGTTCTCCACTCATGGTACGGTTATTACCTGATACTACAATTCCATCAGGAGAAACAATAACAGGATTATCAAGTGCTTTACCGTTGTATTGGTTAGCAATATCAATTACCTGTGCTTGCGCTGCCTTATCAGATCCATAATCACGATCATTAACTGTCTTTCCGTCTGGTGTTGTCGGGAATCCTTCGTTTTGTGAAAAGTTTAATGGGTTATGTGAAGGCGTAACCGTACCCGACTCTACAAGCATATATTTACCTGCAATTCGTTCATTGTTAGGTAGGGTAATTATCTTTTCCCGTCCCTCAATTTTAGGCGAATTGTTATATTTGCTTACAGCTACTTCTCCGGCTTTCCCCGGGAGTAGTTTATTAATAACCGGCTTAATTACTCTAGGCGCAAGTGTAGGCACTTCCCCCTGTACCTTATCGGGTACAGATTGTACCCCTGTTGGCTCGTTTGTACCCGTTGGGGTATTGCCTAATGATTCTTGTAGGTGCTGATCTCTTTCTTGGTCGCGTCTTTTCTTTTCTTCCCTATTTACCTTATCAATATCGTTTAATTCTTGTTCGGTATAGTTTTTTGATGGATCATTGCTACCAACAATTACTTTTGCCGGATAAGTGACTATTCCCGTGTCGGTATCAATAGTTCCTCCATCTATTAGGCTAATAATATAATCTCCGTCAGATGGATTCCTTGAAATGTTTAGCGATACGGCTACCTTATTAAAATCATATTTACTTCCTACCTCTAATTCGTAATACTCAACACCAATTTGTTTTAGCGATTCAACATATTCTTGCTTTTTATTGTTTATTCTATTTTCTATTTCGGGGGTTATAGTGCCTTTTTTGTTTAGATTCTCACGTATTGTTTCTAGGGACGATATAGCACTAAGCACTGATTCTGAATACTTTTTCTTAGCATCAAATACTGCATATTCATCACTATTAGGATCGTTTTTTATCTGATCTAAATTGGGCTGATCTATAATATGCTTTGTAGTCCGTTCTATCCTTTCATCAACTTTCTTTTCAAACTCACTTGTTGCATTTTCTGCAACAGCTGGTTCAACCGTAGCCGTATTGTCTATGGTTGGCGCATTACCAGAAATGGCGATGCCTCCTTCGTTGCCCTTACTATCTTTACTTTCGTTATCATTCGGGGTCGAGTGGGAGGCATCGGACCGCACATCGCTAATATTACTATTAGCAGTAGAAGTCACTGGTACAAAGTTAGTAATTAATCCTTCGAGTTTTGCCTTTTGCTCGGTTAGTTTCTTTATTTCGTGTTCAATTTTTATAGCCTCGTCTAAATCGGAAATATTTTCCTGTTTCTTTTCTGCTTTAGCTATTTTATCGGTAACGGTTTTAATTATATTATTCAGATAGGTTGTAGCTTTTTCTTCACCAAAAGTATCTTTAAGATAGTTTAGCTTTTGGGTATCATCCATTTGCTTAGTATCTACATTACCATCTTTATCGAGTGGGTAATTATTCAACTGTACGTTATTATCGGACGGTTGAACTGTCAACTGTTCTGGATTACTTGACGGTTGCTGTGCTTCAACTATACTTTGCTGTTGTGCTAAAATTATATTTTGCTGCTCAATCTGCTGTGCTTGTTCGGCAAGTAGTTGTTCTGCTGGCTGTGCTTCCCAGGTAGTAGGATCGAAGTCTGTAAAGGGTACGGTAGATACCTTCCCGTTTTCATCTAAGATAATCGGAGGTTGTGAAGGATCTATATTGTCAAGGTCCGGTTTACCTTCTGCGTTAAGAGTTACACCTGATTTAATGAAATAAGGCTTACCATCAGCATGAAGGTTTGTTATTAAATGCGTTCCGTTATCGTTGAGGACTGGTGTAATCTTATCGGAAAGGGCTTGTATGGGGTCCTGCTGTGGCGTAACGGGTGCTTGTGGTTCTGCTCCTGTTAACTGTCCTTGTATTGGCTGTTGTGGTGCTTGTGCTGCCTGTTCTGCCTGTGCAGTGATTGATTCGCCAGCCTCATAAGCTGATTTTAATATGCTTGCTTCTTTAGGATCGAGTGAAACAACCTTTTCAAAGTCACTTGCAGGTTCATTCCCAAAATCACCGTCAGATTTAACTACTGTATAATTATCCCCGTTACGTCCAATTACTTCAAAAACAGTTCCGTCCTTCTTGATACCATAATTCAAAGTCTGGTTTGACTCTCTGGCCTTATCAATTCGATATGATGTTAATGCACGTCCGTAACCGGTAAGCAATCCCCCCATAACAAAACCACCTAGTGCAGCCTGCCATGTTTGAGTGCCTAATTCCTTCCAGCTTGCATCTTTATCATACAATCCGGCCTGTAATCCGTATTCAGATACCTGAGCGACAACTTCCTCAAATGCTTCTTCACCTGGTTGTAACAGGTATTTGTTATAAACAGTCTTTGCAATAGTGGGGTGTTGTGATAGAAACTTCTGGAATATCTCTTTGGCTCCCTTTTCCCCTGTTGTTTCAAGTATTTCTTTAGCAGCAAGTGTCTGCGCTGCCTTAGTCATATACTTACCCTTAACGAAACGTGAAACGGAACCTAATTGCTCTGTCCCTGTTTCAATAGCTGCAAACAATACGGCTAGCCCTAACTCTACTTCGGGATCGTAACCGGTTGAAGGTTTACCCTGCTTTATACTTTCATCAAGGTATTGATGGTATTGCTGTATTCCACTACCTGAACCCATTAAACCGAACACGGGCATAATTGCGCCTTGTGCGCCAGGAACTACCATTGCTGCTGCAATAGGTAACATCTGTGGTAACATAGCAAAAGACTGCGCCACATTGGGGTTGGGTGCTTGCTGTATATCTTCTGCGCCTGATTTATTTAATGAGTTAGCCCAATCACCTAGAATAGTTGTAGGTTTTGTAGCTAGTTCATTCCACATCTTTCGTTCTTCTTCCGGCTTGGTCTGATCTTCCGATAAAGAAGCAAATACTTCTCTCGTTGCTCGTTCTGCTGCCCCATAACCAGGTATTGCCGGATTTGATTCAGTCGCCATCCTTGCGACATAATCAGCACCCTGTAAAATAGCTGAACCCGTTTGTTTGAATCCTGCTTTTAATCCTTGTGTAACGTCACCGGGGGTTTGTCCTGCGTAGTTATCTTCCATGTTGTAACCAATACCTCCCGGCATAGTTACTTCAAGGGGTTTAGGTTCTGCCTGTTTCTTTGCCTGTTCCTCGGTACTTATCTGCGCTCCTTGTTTTGCAAGGTCCATCAAACCACCATAAGTAGAACGGGCATTATTCCCTATGATATTTGCGTAATAAGGTGTATCAACATCATAAAACGGCTTAACGGTAGGGTTTTCACCTATGAATTTAGGTAACTGGCTGAAAGGAATAACGGCTGGATCTGCACCACCGATATTAAATAACCCTACTTCCTGTGCATCTGGATAGTCTTTAAGGAACTTATCAGCACTGCTTATTGGTATAGTAATATCCTGACCGTTGTAATTGAAATATCTGTTACCTTCTACTGGCATGTCGTTTATTTTTTAGGTGCAGTTGCTCCAAATCCCTTTTTTGCCCCCGGGTATCTGCTTAAATCAATATCACCCGTTGATTGTTTCCCGGGCTGAGCTACTACCGGCTGTGCCATCGGTGCAGGTGTGTTGAAATCTCCAATTCCTAACGGATCAACGGACTTTGCAGGCTGAACTCCTAGTAAATCCATTCCGTAGGTGCTTATAAGTGCGCTGGCTTCTCCTGTGGTGAAATCATTATTACCCATCCTGGTAATGAGTGGGTTTTTAACGTCTGTTGCGTTTCCGTATTTGTCCTTTGACGTTCTGTCTGCTACCTTACCCAATATTTCCCATGCTTTTACTCCGTCAATGTAAATAATTGAACCGTCTGGCATTTGAACTGGTACTGTTGAACTCGGTGAGAACTTATCAGCAAGGTTAGAACCCTTGTCCCCTCCCTTTAATCCATCCCTGTACAGCTTATCATTAAGGTTTGCAGCATAATACTGATACCCTAATGTAGCTTTGCGCCCACTTATCTGTTCGGCTAGTTGCGCTTGGCTCATTGCAAGGGCTTCTTTGTGCTGATCTTTGTTAAGTTGTAGCGTAGCATCAAAATGATCGTTATCCTGTTTCATCTTCTTGTCCTCACGTGCTGCCATGTATTCATTCTGTGCTTTCTGTGCCAATGCCCTCTCCTTCTGCAGTTCTTCCATTTCCAACTGACGTGATGTTTGCTGGAATACGTCTTTACCTATTGCAGCTTTCGACATTGCGTTACGATACTTGGCTTCGTTGTCAGCATTTATTCTGTCGTTATACTCTTTGAGTGCTAAGGGTGTAAAGGTGTTCTCCTGTGCCAATATAGGACCTCCCTTACTTCCGATATAACCACCGTATGCCGTACTTAATCCTTGTCCTAGCGCATTCAGTCCGGCTGCAAACTTCAATCTTTGTTGGCGTTTCTCATCAACTGGTGGTGTTCCGCTATCAATCAATGCAGAAAGAGGGTTAAAGCCTAACCTCATGTTTTCTTCCATCCTGGCTTTAAACTTTTCTTCCCGGGTAGGTTCTGGTTGAACAACTGCCATCGGTGCTATGGGAGCATTAGCATTTAACTGTGGTGCTTCTCCAAAAGCGTTACTTACCTGCGCATCAATATTCGGTGTGTCCGTATATTCAGAAAATGGAGCAGGGGGAACTACTAACGGCTTCCTCCATTGTGCGTTCTCCTCAAACATATTCATTACATTCATGCCGGTATGTATTAACGTGGTTTCTGGCTCGAAGCCTGCATTTCCTTTTGAATGTCTGCTTCTGTTTTGCCTGTGGTGTTCTCAGCTACCTGGAAAGTGTCAGCATAAGGATTATATGTTGCATCTGCTTTCCCGTCTGCTTCTGCCCTGGTATAGCTTGGTATGTAGTAATTCCTTGTGTAACTGCCAATCCTTCCGTCAACAGGGCTTAATTCAGGTTTAGGGTAGTTCTTCTTTAATCCTGATGAATACATTGGATTCGGGGAGTTGTAAGTTGCGTTGAAATAGTCCTGCATCTTCTTAGTCTGCGAATCGTAATCGTAATTCTTCCCCTGTATCATGTGGTATTGCTCAAACTGATCTTTAGCATACTTCCCGTCACCTGCATCTAACTGTTCATCGGTAACTCCCTCGCTTCGTACTTTCTGATTAAAGTATTTCAGGTATGCGTTCCAATCGTCAACCTCTTGTTTTGTAGGGGCTGTGCGTTGTTCTGTCGGAGGAGTTGATACAGGTACTTCTTTCATTATACAGGCTTTTTGTCAAAGGCTCCGTTAGCCCATGAGTTGAGTATATTGCTTGTTGCTCCGTTTACATTTGCTCCAAACTGGTTCCATTGGTTTGCTTTTCCTGCAAGTATGTTAGCCTGGTTTGCTTCTAAAGGCTGCATCAGTCCTTTGTACTGGTACATTGTCTGGTCCTTGCGTATATCGCCAGCACCTACAAGGCCGGTAACTGCATCAGCGTAACTCTTTTGGTTCTGTCCTGATTGCGCTATTACTGCTTCTGGTGTGCTTCCACCGGCAACAGCCATATTAGCCTGTGACTTGTTTGCATCTTTGAATTGTGTCTGTAAACGTGAAAGTCCGGCACGTGCAGCATCAGAATCAAGGTAATTCCTGTAATACTCTTTATTGAACCATGAACCTAGTTGATCCATGCGCTGCTTATTATAAGCCTCTGACTTCCTGGCTGCCTTTTCGGCTTGTGATTGTCCCCAAATATTAGCTGCTGCTCCTACTCCTGCGCCTATAACTGCGCCCCAAGGTCCGAATGTAGCCCCGGAAGCTGCGCCTGAACCAATTGAGCTTAACATCTCATTACCGTTTGCATCGAATCCTGGTGATGACATAATCCTAGTATTTTCTGCAAACTTATAACACCTTACTATTCCAAATGTGTTTATTTGTCATAAATTAATGACAAAAACACCATGTTAGTACTGATAATCAGAATAGTTTTGCAGGTTTAATAATTATGTTATGGGTCAGATCGCAAACATATCACCGAAAGGAATCATAAGGAACACCCCGGATTCGTCATGTGTAGATGGTTCTTTGTTGGAAGCTATCAATATCCGCTTTCGTGATGGGGCCTGGCGTGGTATCGGTGAGAAGAAAGCAACAGGATATTATGCTGAATCTGTTTTTATTCTTGATGGCATAGCGTATCACCCGGCACTTCCTGTTAATACCTATGTGGTCCATAACTCGGCAGACAATAAGATTTATACCGTTCTTTTCACAAATGGTAGTGCTGTTCAGGTTTCAACTGCTGTTCTTACGCTGGAATCGGGAGAGGTATTCAGTAGGTTTTCGCATCTTGGGAATGTATTATTTGTTTTCACGGACAGGAGAAAGTATTTATTGTATTGGGATGTTAAGACACTCGCTTATATCAATCTGACTAAACTACCACAACCTAACATGCAGGTTGTTTCAATTCCCACAACTGACGATTTAGATTATTTTATTGCGGAGTTTAACATACCGGAACCTGTTGGATTAGTCGAAACAGGCGTTGGATCAGTTGTTGAGGAATACATTAAGAACCAGGTAATGAGTTCATATTACTTGAAGATGGATTCATACAAAACTCTGAATTATATCACCGGAGTTTTCCTTTTGCGTATAGCTTACAAGCTATTCGATGGTACTTATATCAATCACAGTATTCCAATATCTGTTTCAATAAGCCCAACAACAGGAACATATTTTATACCCGTAATAGCATATTGGACCGTAACTGGTGGCTATCATGCTACAATGAGGGGGATAGCCGTATCAAAAAATATATTCAAGTATGATTTCTTTAATGCTGTCGATTTTAATTTTAAAGATTATTACGATGCCGGTATTATTGAATCAATGGATATTTTTTGCACTGAACCATTCGTTACACGTGACTACAATCCTAATTCAATGGTTTGGGGTCACACGACATTGCCGTCTGGAGCAATTGCCCTTACCCCTAATTTAAGGCCTGAGTTTAATACAATTATCGAAGATGCCGTATTCTATAAAATGCACTCTATACCGGTTTCTGATCTCGTTAAAACTACAAATAACGTAGGTAAATACGGAAGGATAGAGCTTGACTTCAGTAAGATTGTTTCAACTAACGAGTTAATGCCTGCTGATGATTTTTCACATCACGGAATTAATGCGCTGGCAGATTATCAATACAATAGCAGGATGCACCTGGGTAATGTTTCGATTCTTCCTACATTACCATTAGACAACAGTGTTAACCCTCCGGTGATAGGAATAAAAGCTGACCTTTCCGGGTTAGAGTTACCCGTAGAAGGTACTGATAGCTCGCTGATTGTTTCTTATGATCCATACACCGGGTTAGATATTCGCTGCCGTGTGTACATTAAAACAGCAAACGGAGTTGTTATTGTTGATGGACCTGTACCTAAGAACAGGCCGGAAACAGAAGCAGATGGTGTTACCATAACAGGTATATTCACCCCGGCAAATTACTCTTATGCTTTCTTCACCGATTCAACCAATAACTATATAGCATTAAGGAACCTTATTTCATATCCAGATTACCGGGCTTATAAAATGAGATTCTATTATACTTACCTCGGAATAAAGTATGTGTTGGCGGATTTTGATTTAAAACCTGCAACAAATATGAACATTGCTTACTTCGGTACTATCCCGGAATCAACTACTTCAAATGTCATTAACCTGACAATGCCACTTACTTTAACTGCTGGCACTGTTTATACTGATACGGATTGGAACATTACAAACATCATCCGCGACACAAACCGTATGCAGGTATCAGAAATATTCAATCCTTTTATCTGGCCTGCTAAGAACTCATATAGATTCGGATTGATACACAATGAACTCATAGACATTTCAACGGTACAATCGCAAATGAGTGATTCCGCTTTTGGTATGTACCCTATTTATGTTTTCACCAGGTCAGGAGTTTACGCTATCCAACACGGGACCGGGGAAGTACTATATCAAAGTATTCAGCCCTTGAATAATGAAATACTTATTTCTCGTGGCTCGTTGTGTGCTATCAGCGGAAGTATTGTGTTTGCCTGCAAAGAAGGAATAAGGGTTATAACAGGATCTAACAGGCCGGAGGAGATAAGTATTCCTGTTGAGGGTTCAATTAATAACCCATTAGCCCTACTGCCGTATTATTATGATGCTCTCACGGGGTTCAGGCTCCCACAAATCAATAATTACCGTACAGGAGTAACCTTTTTAACCTACATTCAGGCTGCTAAGATTTTTTACGATGTTGAGAACAAAGAAATAATTGTATCAAATCCGGCATATCTGTACTCATACGCATACTCTCTGTTCACTGAAAGCTGGGCCACAAGGACTGATGTATTCACCGATGTACTTGTTATCGCTGGCAGGCAGATAGCTGTTAAGCGTAGCTCTGCAATGGATGGCGACACGTTGGTATATACTTCTTCCCTTCATTACCTAGACACGGAAGATACTACAACAGGCCTATGTGATTACATGCTGATGCAGACAAGGCCCCTCAATTTCTCAAACTCGGCAAATAAGCATATCAATAAGCTAATAAGCAGGTGTAGAGTTATCACAAAGAATCAGGAGAACGCTATACAAATAGTTGTTGGTAGTAATGACTTGATTACTTGGCAGATAATATCATACGTTCAGTATAGCGGAGATCAAGCAAATATGATAAATACTAATCCGTCAGGCAATTTTAAATACTTTGTAATAGCTATTGCCGGAGAAAGAAAAGGATTCTACCTTAACCAGATTGATATTGACTGGAAGGAAAGATTTAATGATAAACTACGATAATAAACTAAAATAGTAATGGCAGCACCACTTGGACATAAGAAAGCAGGAGGCAGACAGAAAGGCACGACAAATAAGTCTATTAGTGATTTGCGCTCTATATTCAGCACTCTGCTTATCAATAATGAGGGTAATATGCAGACATGGATAGACAAACTAGCTCAACGTAATCCAGGCAAGGCACTAGAGATTATAACAAAAATGGCTGATTATCTTATTCCTAAACCAATTCAGGAAGGTGAGAAGTCACCGGAACTTGATTGGTATGCTGAACAAGCCCGGAAGATGATGGAAAAGAGTAAGACTGGCTAAGGATATTCAAATTCCCTGTTATGTATTCTTCAATAGCTAAATACTGATTATAAAAGTCACTATCAATATTACAATCCCTAAATTTGTTCATCGAATGATATACTCTCTGTATGTCGCATCCTAATATTTCAACTACTTGGTGATCGCTTAACTTTGTGGTCCGCTTCAACGCTATTATAATAATCTGATGGCAGCGCATAACTCGCCTGGCGCGACTACTCCTGAACTCTTTTGGAGTAACAGAATAAGTTTTACATACGAGTTCTATTATTTGCGCAGGTGTCATATATGAATCTGATTAATCGGTGATTGAATCCTGCTAATTAGTTTATCAGAAATATGAGTGTAGATAAGAGTAGTCTTTACGTTATTATGACCGGCAAGCTTCTGGATCAGATTAATGTCAGTACCGGCCTCTACCATGTGAGTGAATGCACAATGTCTGATTAAGTGTGTGTAAACTCTTTTACTTATTCCGGCCTTTTCTGCCAGTTGTTTCATAACTTCATTCACCGATCTATCTGAATACTGAATACCAAACTGTCCATTAAGGACATATTCCTTTGAATGATATTCTTTGTAGTACTTTTCGAGCAGTGGAATAATGACATCAGGAAGCATCACTTGACGGTCTTTATTTCCTTTGCCCGCAACAATGTTTATAATCATTCTGGACCTGTCAATATGGGACCATTTAAGATTGATTAATTCACTTACTCTTAATCCTGTTGAATAGAGAAGTGTTAGTATTACTTTATGCTTCGTATTTTCGCATACACTGAACATTCTTTGAATTTCATCCTGGGATAAAACTATTGGCAGTTTATTATTTTTCTTAGCGTAAGGAATCCACTTGAATTTATCTTTTTGATTCAGGCATATATCATAGAATTTCTTAATTGCACTGTGATAACATTTTTGAGTGTTGGCAGCAATACAATAGCTACCTGACAATTTTGTTTATAAGTTGAATTGGGGTACAGTTAAATTTTTCAGAAAGATTAAAAATTGTCATTGCTTGGTTTCTTGTTGCTGTCAAATCTAACTTCCATCTTATTTCTGCAAATATTCCGTTTTTACGCATTCCGGATAAAGTAAATTTTGATACGTCCATTTGTCCGGGTACGCATTCTCTACACCAAAAATCATCTTGTTCATCTTCGGGTAGTTGATTATAGTATTGTTCTACTTTGTCAAAATCTAAAATAGCAACATAGTTATCATCATCATCGTTCTCGAACCCACTTTTAAAAGGTTTCGAGTGTTTGCATCCTGAAAAGGCTTGTATTACCTTTTCACCACAAATGAAAAATGTACTGCTGCCAACAACAGGTATATTCAATTGCGGGGTTTGTGGTAATTCGTTCATTTATTATCGTATTTAAGTTATTACTGTTTGATAATTTTGCGCTTCGTAGTCCGCAACTGAAATATACCCGCGGACGTTAGCCAATAAGTTGCGCTGTAATCGTGTCTTAAAAATCTAATCCAATTCAAGACGGTTTCGCAGCAATTCAATGAGCATTAGCGCAACCTATTGCTAACAGAGTATATAAAAAATTAAATGGTTTGAGCAATCTGTGCGGGTTCGGCTGTCAAATCTTCGCCAGTTAAAGCATACCACAAGTTTTGCAATTGGTGTACAAAGTTTATTTCAGCAATCCACACTTCTGATTCTCCAAAATAAACCTGTCCTTCAACAGTAATTACCAATTCACCTTTGTTATAGTATCCAGGGTGTCCGATCTCAAATCCAAGTTTCATTAACCAATATTCTGATATTGTCTTACCTTCTAATTCAGAAAATGAAATAAGGTCAGTTTTTAATTTATCCTCAAATAAATATTCAACTCTTGCGAAATCGTATTTAATTTCAACAACGGTCAACAATGCCGGCTTGCCTACTATCGGGTCCCATTTATACGATAAATAATTCCCAATTTTTAATTCACTTTTTTTCATGTTTTTACAATATTTAGGTAGAGTTAGTATTTTAGGTAACCATTTAACTTTTCATATACTCCATACGTTATAAGCCATTTTTGCCACCGCACCCATACTTCATGCTTTTCGGTAAGCAATCCATCATTTCTTTATCCAACCACAGCACTTTATCACAATTCTTACATTTCCAACCATAAGCAGTCCATTTACTGATTTGTGTTTTACCACTTAATGAATGCTTGTGCTGTGATTCTATCTCGTCAATGTATGGGTTTTCCATATCAAATTCGTGTTTTACCCCAAATAAAAAACGGCTTATAACAACAAGTATAGGTAATTTGCCGTTCTTCAATTTAACTTTTTCTATATTCATAATATTTATCTTTTAATTTAAGTTTCTACTAATTTTGATGGGCAAACTACCCATACTTGCAGCCGTTAGCAGCTATTAAAACAGTACGCTCGTTCCTCGCCTGCTAACATGGCATAAGAACAAGTGCTGGCGGTGCTTCGATTTAGCATTTCAACTAATTTTACCATAATTATTTTTTTGCCAACGCTAAAACTTCTTTATTGTATTTTTTCTGATAACCTTGAAATATATGTGGAAAATTTTTTCCAGTACATACCATATAAATTGCAGTCTGTGAAACATTATATCTTAAAGCAAGTTCCTTTTTGGATGTTCCATTTTTTAAAACTTCAATAATTATTCTTATTGCTTTAAAATCATTTAATTTTCTGTGTGGATTTCTGAATGACCGAACATTCATTCCTTTTGGAGTTTTTGATTTGCATATTCTTTGTATGTGATTAAAATTAACTGGATATAATTCTGCAATTTCTTTTGAAGATTTATTTTCCACAAACCATAAATTTTGTATTTCCAGTTTTTGTTTTTCTGTAAGTTTTATATTACTCATATTTCCCCTCCTTAAAAAAATAATTATTACTGTAGTGTTTCAATCATACTGTACGTTTGCACCTGTTCCTATGCCGATACCGTTAGCAACTATATGCGCATAACAGCAACTATAAAAACGATTCCAACACTTAACACTTTCGCAGCAAGTCCGGGCAGATAGCGCATACAGTTGCTAACACAGTATATAACAAACGCGAACGGCACAGCAACTATTAAAGGGTAATCGTTTATCATCACAAATAATAACATGGTTGTACAAGTGGTTTTTACCATAATTCAGGCTGTAATTTATAATTTTGAAATCTTTTCTCTTGTGCGTCGTAATAATCTTTGTCATTCTCAAATCCTACAAAATCAATGTTGCCAGTTCTGTATGCTGCAATTCTGTTTGATCCTGATCCTAAATGCGTATCAATTACTTTTCCGCCTTCAGGTAAATAGTTTCTGTAAATCCAACTGTAAAGCTGAACCGGCTTTTGTGTTGGATGTATTTTGTTTTTCTCGAGCAGTACGGAATATCTAAATATCTTATTTGATCCATCAAATGAAGTCCAAGCGTAATCAAACATTCCAAAGCTAAGTTTTTCGGGTTGTCGCTTATCCCAGATAATACAATGTTTTGTTGCTGGAAGTGGATAATAGTTGCCACCCCAAATAATCTGATTTTTGGAAATTCTGAAAAGTTCATCAAAGTATTCCATTGATATTGGCTTATTATCCCATTTCTTTGCGGTCAACCCTTTGTCTGTTACTAATCGAGGGCTATTACCTATACCAATTCCAAATTCAGGATCAACCACAGCCAAATCAAAACAGTTGTCGGGATAGTTACGCATGTTCACAAGGCAATCATCGAAAAAAACTATATTATTCATGTTGGTTCAATATTTAGGTAAAGTGAGCGTTATTATTTGTTTACTTTTCGTTTGCAATCAGGCAGTGGGTTGCGCTTGTCATATACTAATACGTTATGGGCAACCGTAAGACCGCTCCGAAAGGCAGCCTTACGACGCCACAATTTCACTACTTTAGTTTTGCAACCAATTCAAGTAGTTTTTCTACTACGGTCGTAACCGCTTCTTTTTTCTCTGCCCTCATTAATGGGTCAATGCTTGCCGATAAAGTGGCAATTGCGTTTAATAAATCCTGTTGATTTTCCATATAAATTGTGGGTTTTACAATGCCCTCCCAAGGCGTATTATTTAAAAAACGGCAGCCCATAACACGTTGTATACGTCAGTTTTGCCGTGTAATTTCGTATAAATTGATAGCTGTGTGCAGGCAAAACCGCACGCATACAACCACCGTTAGCCAATAAGCTACGCATACAGCGTGTAATAAAACGTTAATCTTAATTTTCAATCTTCGCATCGGTTCAGAAAGTTTGGTGCGTAGCCTATTGCTAACAGCGTATATAACAAAATAAATTATTTGGGCTGTACGTGTGGCTCGGTAGGCGCATTCATCGCTTCATAATCAATGTACACATCATACAGTTGTTCTGTTGTACGCCAAACATTTATGTCGTAAAAAGACCAATAAGATTTAACCCAAACCTTTTGATTTGCATCTGTTGGATGTTGTCTGCATATCCAATTATACTTAGTAGTCCATTCAACAAAATCAATTGCCATTATTTTTGAATAGTTAGACATGGCATCAAGTACTTCTGGAACATCAAATGTTATTTTAACACCTGGTCTCCTTCTTTCTCTTGCCTGTTTAAGTATTTCTAATCTTGTTATGCTTTCCATAATTGTACAATATTTAGGTAAAGTGTGTAATTGAGGTAATAATTTCTCTTGTCATATACGCCATCCGTTAGTTGCAATTACAGAAAAACTCAACAACTGCTGAAATAATAACTACATATACAGAAACATACAATAAAGTATATAAGATATAAAGTGATTGGTCTCCGTTGTAGGTTTTATAATGAAAATCAGCCGTTTTAATAGATAACCAAATTGTTAACCCGAAAGTCACAAAAAATCCTAATAATATTAAAGTATTCATAATTAATTTAATAACTGCAACTAACACTAAATATAAAATATACGGGTGTCAGTGCATATTTGAACGGTATTACCTTTAATTTGCTTTCGTGTATCGGGATAGGATACCGCTTTTAATCCCGTACATTTCATATTTTTAACGTTGGCAGCAATACTACCAAAGTGCCAGTTTCAAGTTTCGTTTATAATTGAACCATCTTTTTTCTTCGTCCTGAAAATATTCCGAATCAATTTCAGTGCCGACAAATTCGCATTCAAATTTATCTGCAGTAATTCGGCTACTTCCTGAGCCTAAATGTGTATCAATTACTTTCATTTTGTATATGCCAAATTCTTTAAAAATAGCATCGTAGAGCATCACTGGCTTATGGCAAGGGTGTATTCTTTTTTCATTTAGTTTTTTGTTTCCTTGCTGTACCATTGGTTCACTAAGGCTTTTCGCTTGCATCATTCCAGCCCATAAAAGCGGTATTTCAATTTCGTAATTAATAGAGCTGCAGTAAGCATATTCAAATTGGTTAAAACTTACACCTTCCGCAAATCCTTTATTCCATTTAATTCGTCCTTTGCCTAATCCTGTCCATTCGGTATAGTCAGCTCCGAAAATTATTTGGTTTTTGCTTATTCGTTTTAGTTCATCAAAATATGCTTGAGGTGGTGTGGCATTATCCCAATCCTTAAAAGTATGTTTATGTTTATTTCTGTTTGGGTTTATTCGAGTTCCATTTTTTTGTTTTACAGTCGTTTTGGTTTCTTTCAAATAAGCCATTTTAGCAACTCCAATCCCATAAGGTATGTCACAAACCGCCCAATCGAAATATTTATTAGGAAACAAACCCATAACAGACGAATAATGAGCATTAAACACCGTACTGCTGCCAACAACAGGTATAGCAAATAAAGGCTGCTGTGGTTTGCGGTCGGTAGTGCTTTCTATATTATTCATCATCGGTTGATAGTTTACTGGTTTCTAATCCTTTACTTGCCATACCTGCGACCGTTAAGTGCAATACCTACGCACGAAACACTATTTAATTTTAATTCCTAATCCTATTCCACTATAAACAGCAAGCCCTATACCTCCTACAATCAACCCTCCGTCTATTGTAGCGTTAAATATTCCTACGCTAATCATAGTGTAACCTATTCCGGCCTCTGCCTGAAACTTCTTTGCTATATCCCAACTATCATCACTGCAGTGGTGTTCAAGTTTGGCCTGTCCTATTCCTGCATTGATCGTTACACGGTTAAATGATCGTGATGCACCTACAACAAATGATTGGTTTGTGTCGAAGCAATCCTCCGTATTTTTACCTTCCTGCCAGCTTACGGCAGCATAAGAGGCTATATATCCTCCCCATGTCGGAGAAGTATAAAATAACTTACCGCTTGCCTGCCCGTCTGAGTTATAGTGAATAGCTGCGCCTATCACTTGTGAGTTAGCCTTTATTGGGATCTGCGCCAATAAGAATATCATAATTGCAATAGCTGATAATTTTAATGCTGTTTTCATAGCTTTGAGTATTTGATTATTACTTGAATAAGATTGAATCTGTCATGTTTATATGCTTTTTTGTAACTTGCCTGGGCAAAAAAATCTAACTGATCTACTCTTTCGTTTCCAATTTTTTTAACCAGATTCTTCCGATACTCTAACAGGTTCCCGTGTTTATGGTAGTTACATTGTAGGCACTGTCTATGTACATTGTCCTCGTTGAACTCCATTGAAGCATAATGTCCTGCCGAATAAAAGTGTCCGGCTTGTGGGTCATTACGTGTTCCGCAACTTATACAGCCCTGTTCTTCATCCCTTTTTCTTATCCATGCCCTAAATAGTTTACCGGCCTTGGTTCGTAGTTGTGGAACTGAGTATTTTTTGTAATGCTGTATTTGAGTTGCTGTGAGTTCCATTACAGTTGTAAGTGTTAAATATTAAATTCAAATTGCTTTTCTTTTGCTGTTAAAAATCATAATCCCTAGAGAGTAGTATTGATTCTGCCGTAATTGGATCACAATTATTTTCTTTGGTGATGGAATCTATCATGTAATCGTGCCACAACTCATAAGGGGTTAGTTTTATTTCACTATGATTAACCACCCATATACTGAACTTTTTAGATTCTTTGTTTGAATAAATCTGCATAGCATCCAGTATATTTGATAAACTTTCATCGGGGATGCTCTTAATCTCTATTGCTTCACTGAGTATTTCTAATGCTTCTGTCATGTGTTAAATTATTGATTCAATTTTCTTTATCGCGCTATAAACTCCGCTTGTTGTTGTGTTAAATAATTCAGCTATTCTGCTTGAAACTAAATATGATTGTTTGTTGAGAGCGAAATAACAAGCGTGTCTACACATAAAGTTTTTTTTAAAGTCCTTTGGTTTAATCCCGTAGTAGCTACAAATCTTTTCTATAACTACATGAGGTGGTGTATCGTGGGTGTTCATTCATCTGTTTTGATATTCATTAATTCTTCATCAACAAGCCATTCTTTATTAACTAGCCAATCAGATCCCACTTTTTTCATTATCTCCTTCCCTGATGTTTCTCCACAAGTTCTCTGATCTCCGTATAATTTTGCCAGTTCGTGTTTTTGATTCTCATGCTCTCTATCGGAAACAAATTCAGCAGCATTTAACCGTTCATCAAATACCTGCCTGAACCATGATAATATTTTTGCTCCATCTAATCCCTCGTATATGGCCCCAAACTTTCCCATTTTAGCCTGTTTGAATATGTAAATCATATCGGCTATCTTAATCATTGGAAATTCATCCAGTATCATTTCTGCGGTAATATCAATTTGTGCGCCCGTCATGCTTCGGGTTAAATTCAGGTAGTCAGACAATTCAAGTAAATGCGCTTTTATTAAACTGACTGCCAATAGTTCATTTACTTTGTTTTTCAAATAACCCAGTGACGGAGTATTGTATTCTGGCTTTATTAAATCCGAAACCGATTTTAATTTAACCTGCAGTTCCCTGCTCGATTGCGGATTGTATATCTCTAGCAAGTTTTTGACGGTAATCGTCGCTAACTCTGTTATTTGATTTGACCCTGTTTTTATTAGTGCCGTTGACATGATCTTTAAGTTTTAATTTGAACCAGTTACCAAAATATTTTTTTGCCTCCTTATCTGTTAAGGGAAAACTTGATAAGTCTTTTAAGTGTCTTGTAAATGCCGGGATATGTTTTGTTACGTCCTCGGTTGATATTGTTAATTTGTAGGTATCAAAAGCTGTTGTTACAAGTGATTCGTGCTGAGAATAATTATTTTCTAATTCGTGTTCGAGTTCAGATATTTTTTCTTCCGTATAAACAATCCCATGTTTACCGAATAATGATTCAAATTTTTCCGGCCCCGGGAAATCTTCTTCTTTTTTTTCTTTGTTTTTTAAATCACTAATAAATTTTTCAAATTCAGATTCATATTTGTTTAATAGTGTATAGTTATTAGTTAATAGTATTATATTATTACCAGTTAGAGTACCAGTTAGAGTACCAGGTAGTGTATCAGGTAGTGTATCAGGTACAGTACCATGTATAGTATCAGATAGAGGCACAGCTACAGTACCAGTTAGAGTATCATTTTTTGATACACTAAGAATTGTTAATTTTATCCTTGGTGACTTATTTAGGTTGATTCCCTTCTCCCATTGCAGTAAACCAAATTTGCATAATTCATCAAGTATTGCGTAATAAGTTGTTTTACTTTGAATAGCTGCGCCCTGCATTGCAAGGTCCCAGGGACACTTAAACCATACAGCCCAGTTATTCCTATTGTTTTGATTTAAAAGGAACATATACAGGCTTATGTGTGTTGGCCTAATGTCATGTACTCCATTGAAAACAATAGAATAGAATGCTTTTAACTGAGTATGTAGTTCAATCCTGTTAGCCATTTCTATGTTTCAATTATAATAAACCCCAATAGCAAAACCCGACCCGAACGGTGTCCAGTCGCAGAGGGTACGGGTAATGCTAATAAGGGTAAGTGAAAGTTATTTTTCATTTTTTGGACACCGTTAGGAATGACAAATATACAACTTAACGTGACAAAATCGCACATTTATCAAAAATAAATATTTTATTTCTTTGTCTGCATATACCGGTCCTTATAAACAAAGGGTTTATCGTCCGGCTTAAAGTAGTTCCTGATGGCTACAACTGCTATGGTAAGGAGTATTAAGCCCCAAAATATCAGGTATATCATACCATTTCCTCCATCATTATATCCTGTTCTTCTTCAACAGCATGTTTTCTGTTCTTACGTGATACCCTGGCCCTGTCGCTGTAATTTGTTGACCCTGTATGTGCTACTCCTGCGTTATCAATAAAGTGAATCAATGCAGCTTCCATATCTCTACCAGGTCTTATTTGCAATGCACACCTTTTGATGTGTCTGAAATTTGGCCTACTCTCCATGTGCTTGTATTTCAATGGAAGGTTACCCGTATCAATCCATTGTTCAGGTGATTCTTCCCGGGACCTGGCTATTAAGGCCTTTTGTTTTAACTCAATCTGAGGATTAAGCATGTTAACCCGGTCCTGTTGTACTTTCGATGCCTGAACTTCTGAAAGTTCTTCGGCAGGTTTGTTGTGTCTGGGCATAGTTTTAGGTGTTAAATTGTCTGGTTGAAAATATTTCTTGTTTAGCATAGCTTATTTGCGTTCTGAACCACTCTAATCGGTGTGTAGCTGATTTATTTATTCTTTCGGACCAATCATATACAAATCGTTCATCACGGCATAGGCTGTCTATAATTGCGTTTACTGTCCTGGCAGAAACATAAGTAGTTTCAGTTGCTAGCTTTCGTATAGAATCAAATATTTCACTCTGCATTTTGGCGTTGAGTTTCTTTTTTGATTGGGCCATTATATACCCGGATCGGCTTATTATTACGGAAAGCTCATTACCCTTTTTAAAAAGCACGTTCACATCCTCAGAAATATCTTCTTCAATTATCTGTTGATACTGTTCTAATTCGTCTTTAAGTTTGTCGAGTTCCGTCATTTTACCTGTATTAAGTGTGGTTTAATTGGTTGTTGTCCTGCTGCCCTTATTCCTCCGGCCCATTTCGACATGAATATTATAAAGGCTATCAGGATGAAGAAAAGAAGTACATAATTCCAGTTCCAGCGAGTTTTCATCAGAAGGGGGTTTTATCAAGTGGTATCGTCATTTTCTTGTCAGCTATCCAAACCTGCTTCCCGGGAACTACAAAATCTATTGCTGATTTAAAGTTCTTTGCGTGTGAATTGCCATCAGAAAGGTGAAGGAGTACAATGTTATTGAGTACGGTAGTATCATTCTCCTGGAGAAACTCTTTTACTGATTGTAAGCTCATGTGACTGAACATTACCCTATCCCTTACTGATTTGTTTGCTCCATTTGCAACACGTTCATCAATAATATCATTATCGTAATTAGCCTCAATAAGCAGATTGTTAAGTCCTTTGATCTTGTATTCTATGTACATTGAATCGGTACAGAATAAAGTATCTCCACATTCAGGGTGACGAATCAGAAACATCAAAGGTTCTGCAGCATCATGCACTGCCTTTATCGGGAGTATGGTAAACTGTCCTAGTTTAAATTTAAACCCATGCTCAACACAAATAATTAACCTCGTATGGTTGGGTTGAATCTTTGTCTTGGTTCCGTATGAGGTATAAACATCAATACCGGCCTGTAACAATTCCTTTACGTGTCCAGCATGGTCCCCGTGTTCGTGGGTAACCAGGCAGCCAATTATACTACTCAAATCAAAATCAAGCGACTGCTTTACTTCCGATATTTTAACTCCTGCTTCCAGTATAAGGGTTTGTGTTCTCCCTTTTAAAAGATAACAGTTGCCTTTTGATGAAGATCCCAAACATATTAGTTCCATTGTAATTAATTTTTGCAGCCTGCCGGGGGAACGGTCCCCGACAAGTACCATACAGGCTGATTTACTTTTAAGTGAATTAAAACCCCGGCCCCTTTATTTTCCCGGCACTGGTATCTACTGGGTCGGGTTCCGGCTGTGGTTCCGGCTGTGGTGTAGTTGTTATGGATATAACTTCTGCTTCCTCCATGTTCAACTCTTTCTTGTTGGCGTTGGCCGATATGGTCTGCTTTGATTCCGTTGCAGTCTTATCAGTATCTATCAGGTTATTAGCCTGTGATTCGTTTTCTGAAAGCCTGATGTAATCATCATCAATCTTTTGGCTGTCAATGGTGATAGCTCCATAAGCTGCCCGGCACAAAGTTTTGTATGCCATTTCATTGTACCACCCTTCAATAACTTCGGTTCCGTCTTTCTTCCTTCTGCCCTGTTCGTCTGTAATCCATTTATCTTTAGTTCCTCCCCAAAATTCGGCACTTGCATAAGCAGGTTTGCGCTTGTCAATTTCCGACTTAGGCCAGAAAACAAGTTTGTTCTTTGTGTTATCATCGAATACGTGATAATAAAAGCCTCCGATAACATCACCACGTTCAAACGGGTTTGCAGCAACTTCAAAAACATAGGATTCAACGCTGTTGTGAATATCCTTTTTGATGGGCTTGAACGTATCATTCCCGAATACCAGTTCGATAACTACGTCCTTTGGAATATCAAGGCCGTACTTGGTAGCCATCAGTTCCTTACCGCGATACCCGGGAACAAAACCAACATCATACTTTTGAGTAGTGTTGTTTTTGTATGGAACCATATTGATATGGTTGGGGAGTGCCGGATCATAACCGATACGTGCGCAACTAACAACATGAACAGCGAGTGATTCCATGTTGATATTACTCCAAATGATAGGAACTGTATCACGGTATTGTTCTGCTTTCTTCATCCGCTTTTCTTCTGCCATCTTCAACGACTGGTCAATGCTGATAAAGTAATTTTGTACAAGTCTTTTCTGAAAGTTAGTCAGGGCTATACTTCCATTGGTTCCGGCAAATTCTGCCATTACCTTTGATGTGAATCGTTCTGATTGGGTCAACTCCTGCTTAATGACCTGAGTGTTTTGTGTTTCCATTGTTTTTGTTTTTACAAATTAGTTTTAAAGTAATTCGGTCTAGTTCCCGAAAGTCAAACTTCCAATGATTACCGGTGACAAAAACATTACCGGGGCCGGTGAGCATCAAAGGAGCAGGTATAGTTCAGTACCTTGCTATGCCCCCTGCTATTTCCTTACGGTTAGTTGTTTTTCTGTTGATACTATAAGCCTGATAAGCTGGCTTTGTGTCGGTATGATCTGGTTCACACTTTCAGCGTTATCGACAAAAATCGGTGCAGTGATGTTGTGTACCTGGCTGAATACATTGATAATCTCAACACCCGTGTTTATTCTGGCTGCGTTATTTGCATCCGGAAAAGGAACACCGTTAACCAGGCAAATACAATCAGGTTCTTCTCCACCGTTGATAAGTGTCTTGAACATTTTGAATCGTACCGATGGGAACATTTCGTTAACCCTGCGCTCAACCTCGTTTATCTTACGTTTGGTAAACTGGTCAATCTGAAATTCTAACTTCTCCATGCTTGCAATCTGCTGCGCCAGGTCTTTTTCTTCTTTGTTCAGATCGGCCTTACGTTGCGCCATTGCATCAATGGTATCTTTAGTTGACAACTGAGCTTTCAGAAGATCAAGTTCAGAAATAAGTTCTGACTTGTAGGCTTTCAGTTCCGTTGTATCTTCCTGTACTACTTCCGGAATAACAATCTGTGATACTTCCAACTGAACACCAACATATTCAGCATTATCACTTAGCATAGCTTCTACTGATTTCACATTTACCGGAGTAGAACGGAGTACTTTAATGTCATTCTCCAATGCCGTTAACCTTTCAGCTAATCCTAAAGAGTGACCTACAATAGTTTTGTTCCTTTCCTGTAATTGGGTTATGCGTTCTTTGTTCTCGAATCCCGTCTTTGTGATGGCTGCTATTTCGGCAGTCTTGGCATTGTTGAAGTTGAGTGTAGCTTCGTCAACCTTTGCGCCTAGCATATCTTCCGGTAGGGGCTGGCTGCAATACGGGCAGTTTGTGTCTGTGAACTTTAATTCTTCTGCTTGTTTTGCCGTCCACTTGCTGCGAAGGTCCTCATTAACCTTGGTAAGGGTTTCGATTGTGGCATTGTTATGCTCAATCTCTTTATTATACCCTGCTGCCTGAAAGCCTATTTGCTCAATCTCCTGCTCTTTGGTCCTGATCTGATGATCTTTGGTTGTACCCAGGTTAGCAAACTCCTGACGGGTTTTAAATTCAATATTCTGCAACTTGGTTTTAAGGTTGTTTTCCTTAATCAGAAGTTCTGAACGCTTGCGCACTTGTTCCTCAACACCTTTGCTTGCATCTGCAATCTTCTTTTCAACTTCTTTAAGGCTTTCGCCTGTTAGCTTAATATTTTCAGCTATTGCCTTGAAGTCTTTTGCTTCCGGTGTGTTGTGGGTAACTTCGTCAATCCTTGAAGGGATATGCTCAATAGCTTTTTTCAGGTTAAGCCTTTTAGCCGTGTATTCTTTTTTCAGATCCTCAACGGTTTTCTTTTCGTTGCGCATTGTTTCCAGAAGTGAAACAAGGTCTTTACCTGCAATTTCCTCGTCTGTGGGAACACCTGCTATTGAAGTGAGCATTTCCCTTGCTTCGTTCCATTTAAGGCTGTTGAAGTACGTGGGGCTTGTTAGCAGCTTAAATGTAGCCTCCGGGATGATGGAGTTAATATAAGCCTGATATTCCTGCAACTGTTTTGGTACATCGTTTACAAAGAATATTGTTTTATTCCCTGCAAACTCTGTAATTTCTTCGCCCCGTCTTTTAACCCAATCTTCACGAAGGGTACGGGTTAACTTTACTTCTACACCGTCAACACTGAGTATGCCGGTTACTTCGTGGTCAATCTTCTGGATGATAACACCGTGTTCATCGTAGGTTTTTACCCCGAAGTCTTTACGGTCCTGTGCATCTTTACCGAATAACAGCCAGGTAAAGCTGTCGAAGATGGTAGATTTACCTGTTGCGTTGGCTCCTGAAATATCTGTTATATCTGAAAAGTCAATGTCCAGGCTTTTTATCCCTTTGAAATTGGTTAGGATTAATTTTTTGATTTCGATTTTCATAGCTTTAATTATTATTTTCGTAACTGTTCTCTGATTTTCTGATGTAGCAGTAAGCTACTACCGACACAACTATTGCCAGTATTATCATAAATGTTATCATTTTTTTAAAAGGTATTTATCAAGTGCATAATTCCGTTGATTTTCTTCTTCCAGGGCTATCCGGCTGTATCGCTTGCGTGATGTTTCGGTATCGCGTACTGCTTTTATCCTTCCATCCCGTTTCCATCTTGTAACCTTGGTCCTCCCGTAAAGCCTGAATGCTTCTGCCTGCCCGATGTATGGATCTAATTTTATTCCGAGTTCATTTAGAATAGCAATAGCGAATATTTTAGCCTCATCCTGTGTCATGCTGTTTTCTGTTTTAGGCTTTCAACAAACTTGTGTATGGCGTTCCGGCCTGATTCGGTCCACTTGGTAAGGATATGTGTACTTACTACTCCGAAACTGTTGGTGTAGGTCTGCGTTACGGTTCCGGTATATCCTTTATCCTGATACTTTGAATACAATACCCATGTTCCACCGGAGAGGTAAACAATACCATGCTTGTGAAGCAGTTTGTTTAATCCTATGGCACTCATGCCTAGTTCCTTTGCAATTACGTTGGTATTGATAAGTTTGTCGCTCTGCAGCACTTCGTCAAAGTACATTACCTTGGGTGCTGATAACTTTAGTTGCTCCTGCTGTGCTTCTGATCGGGCCAGATACAATTCTTTCTCTGCACGTTCAGTCTTTAATTCTGTTGCCAGCCTGATGATAAAGTCAGGGTTAAGCAAATCGTTAGGGTTAATTGCTGTGGCTCCGTACTTCAATAACTCTTTCATACGATCATTGCACCATATTGCGAAGGATGGGGACAACCATCTTGCAAACTCCATTGCTACATCTTCGTGCATCCAGGTTCCGGGATTATTACCACCATTCATAACCAACACTAAATCAGTCAGTGTGCATTTATGAGAAGTGACAAGTGCCTGTATAAATAATTGATACTGTGATGTACGCATCCAGTTAGCTGGCTTCGTATTGAATGGTTTAGCCATATCAACCGCATTTACCATTACATTTCCGTTATCACGTTGAAAAGTGATGTCGTTTCCCATGTATTCAAATTTCTTCGTTTCCATGTTGTTCTTGTTTACTTGTTTCTGTTTCTTAAATAGTTTGCTACCGTGTACTCTGATATTTCGTACTGCAATGCAATTTGCTTTTTCCACTCAGTAGCGGAGTTCTTGGGGTTCTTTTTCATCTGGTAGTACGATGAAATGATTTCTTCCCGTTGTTTTGCCTTCCTGATTCTGAAAGGACTTTCATAGGGTGCAACTTTCGCCATGTGATTTTTTTTAGTTGTAAGTATTGTTTTTGTAATTTTGTGTTGTAACTTTGTCATGTTTTTAAATAAAACAACACAATACCGTTTATTTGATTGAGCAAATGTAGTACATATATTGCGAATTGGTACAAAAAATGCGAATTGTTTTTAATATATTTTTTATATGACTGATATAGAGCGAATTGAAGCTGTAATTAATTGGTCTGGTTTGTCGGAAAATGCCTTTGCAAAGAAAATAGGGTATTCTTCTGGTGGATCTATTTATAATAAAATAAATGGTAATAGAGATATTAATATAAAATTTATCACAAAAATTGCGAATACTTTTCCAGAAATAAATAAAACTTGGATATTAACCGGAATTGGGAATATGCTTACAAATTCAAATACGGTTATCCAAAGAGATAAGCAACCACAAAATCAACCTAATAATAACTCTAAAGACGAACTTATGACACCAGAACGTTTTGACAGACTACTCGACTTAATGGAAGATCAACAAAAAGCTATCAACAGCTTAATCGAAAATCAAAGTGTATTAGCTAGTAAAATACCAGATCACCAGAAATTGGAAAAACTAAGCGGGCGGGGTGCTTAACATTAATTTATAGCAACCCATTGAAGCCCGCAGCCCAGGAAAGCTGCGAGAATAAAATAGTGGAAGATATTGAAAACTACAGCACACAAAATAAACACTTACTCAGACTACTTAAAACAGTTTATTCATTCTTAATATTAATACCTAATATACTCGCATCGTAAATAATGACATTAAGTATAATCCTTATTACGGGAGGAGTGTTGGGATACATTCTAAATGTGTTTCTGATTCGTTATTTTATCAGAAAAAATGATCCGGTTACTTGGAGATATAAGCACATTAAAACAGGAAATAAATACGCATGGGAAAATACAGCAAACAAAGGCGTGGTTCCTAAATGGGTTTCTCGCATAGGGATAATAAGCATGAATTGTTTTTTAATAGGGATATTTATAGAAATAATTTCTCTATTTAAAAATTAATAAATAGTATGTTAATGGCAGCACAAATTAAAAATAGAACATTTCATTATATTATATTAGTAATATATATTGGTAATTGGTTTTTGCCACTTTATATACCCGGTGTGAAAACATTATTTTTAAACGAGATTATACTTTTTATTGTTACTACAGCATTTCCGATAGGGCTTTCTTATTTTGTGTTCAATGTATTAAATAAAGATGACATATTCGAGAATAATGAAGACATGCTTATTTCGAGCTTTTTCTCCGTTTACCAAATTACGCTAGCCATTGTTTCAGCACTTTATTTAATTGTAACTAACCCCTAACCCCATGAGCACCGAAGAAGATAAGATCAATGCACGAATAGAAGAAGTAAGGCTAACAACAGGCCTTAATGCTACCGATTTTGCAAAGAAGATCGGGGTAAAGCCTAACACATACCTGGTAACTGTTAATTATTCGCGCAGGAAGCCCGGAGTAGAGTTAATACAGGCCATACTTAGCACGTTTCAGGTTTCTGCCCGATGGCTGATGCTTGGCGAAGGCTTTATGTGGGATATTGATAAAATAAAAGATTCCGGGGACGAACAAACATTGATAGATACTGCCCGTGCTATCCTTACCCGAATATCGCAGAAGGGGACCGGGTGACTGTATCGGTTAAATTAATTTTTTAGTAACGTGTTGAATTGTCATTTTTGGTTGTATATTTGCATTTCAATACTGCGAGTTGGAGAAGCCCGGTATCTCGTCTGGCTCATAACCAGAAGTTCATCAGTTCAAATCTGATACTCGCCACTAACCCACCCGAAAGGGGCCATAAAAACGTTCTTTAACCCGAATGGTATTGCGGACACGAATAGGTCAACTTTATTCGTATTGTCAATTTAACGCAAGGTTGATATAGGTTCCTGTAATGTGCGCCCCGTATGAACGAAGAAAGCCCGGACAAAGTTAGCCGGGCTTTCGCTTTTTATGGTAAGTATGGTTTTTATGGTTTTTATGGTTTTTATGAAAAACAGGTATTCCCTGTGAAAAGTAGGTTTAATTAGCCATCTTCACAACTTTCATTCCGCCTTTAGTTTCATACACATAGTCTAAAACAGCCCTTACGGCCCTGTCAACTTTAGTATAATCCACCTTAGTATATTTGTCAGTCATATCATAGTTATCCTTGTGTACAAGTGCCAGGTCCACTTCATCAACAGGTATGTTACATTCGTTACGTGCAAAGGACCCGAAGGAGTGACGGGCATGATACGTTGTAATAGCGGGTATTTTTAACCGTTCACATATCAATTCAAGCCCTCTGTTAACACGTTTGTTAAACTGGCCCGTAGAAGTAAAAAGTTTATAGAAGTTAAATTGTCGTTTATCGTCAGCATATTTGGCAATAAGGCCGGTTATTTCCGGCTGCACCATCAGGCTTGTAAATGCTTTGTCGTTTCTCCGTTTAGTTTTCTGCCTGTTATACTCAATTCTTTTGTTCACGGAACGTGAACACGTGTACATATCTGCAGTATTCATTCCGGCCAGCGCAAAACTGATCTTAAAAACATCAAGGCCGAAAACTTCCCGGGGATCTTCCGGGGTATCGTTCAATACTTTTCGTAGTGTTTCAACATCAAGTGAACGCTTGTCAGGAATATTGGCTTTTGGTTTAATGTAACCCTTCCGGTATGGGTTCCTTAAAAGTATATCTTCCCGTTCTGCTATTCCTGCCAGGGTACAAAGATAAGTTTGGTATAATCGTATAGTTGTTGATGATGTTACCTTCTTCATCTTCCCTGGGATTGTGCGAAGGTTAATCTCAAAGTCATTTAGAAGCCTTACAGTAAACTTTGAGGCAGGAAGTATATCTGTTCCGATATATTCCTGCAATCGGTCCAGTGCCGTGTAATATCCCTGTACGGTCTGTTTTGCCTTAGTATGTTTGAAGGAGTTAACCTTTGATCTGAAATAAGGGATAAGGTTAACGTCCTTGTCGGGTTCTGGATTGGATAAATAGTGAGCTAGATCCTGAACCGTCATAGTATCAATTAATGAACTTAATGATAATATTCTTTTTTCGTAATCTCTTATCCGGTCCTTTATCTCATCCCTCAAAGTAATATCCAATAGTTCCCGTTTTACATTCAAGTCGGAAGATTCAACATAATAAGGTGTTTTCATATAGGCCGTTTTTGAATTGTGTATCATCCTGATGCGGACCTGATACTTATTATCAGAACGCTTGTGATCTGAAACCGATATTTTAAACGTTGGCATGGTTAAGGATTATTGTTTTTTGTTTAATATACGCAACATCCATTATTTTCTGCTTAACTATTTCAAACGGCTCATCGGCATTAATCTCAATAACCGCCTTTCTGATTGGGTCTAACAAATTATCTATAACCTTAATTATATCCTTATCTATAATTTTGTTTTTTTTAACACTTTCGTATGGAACCCTATAATTAGTCGGGATATAAAATATATTGCGCCTACAAATAACCCTGAATCGTAAAGTATAAGTTCTATCTGATCTCAAATAAGTAACAACTGGAGTTAAGGAAATACTAATATTCAATCTACCATACTTAATTGTAGTTTCTGCTGTATGGATTGTATTCATAGGGGGATTTAGTTCCTTTATAAAATTGCCTTCTTCCGATATTAATTCATCAATCGGAACGATTTTATACTTTACCCGGTTAAATAGACCAGGGTTATTACTTAGATGCTTTAGAACTCTAGAAACTATGTTGGTCGATCTTCCAATATAAAGCAAGTTATTGTCATTATATAAAAAATAGATACCCATCAATGTTGTTAACTGACCTAAATTTATTTCCCCATCAAAACTAGGATTCAATAATTCACCTGTATTCATATATATATTTTTATCAAAGATAGTGTATTATATCCACCTGTTTACAAATTATCCATTTGTTTATAAATAATTATTAGAGTATTCTTAAAGTTTCGGTTATAAAGAATCATATTAACGTGTTTTTATGAACGCAAACAAAAAGGCTCCCGTGTCTGGAAGCCTTTATTTATGTAGTGTTCAAATTAAGTTTCAGTAAGTTGCAAAAAATAAGCAGTATTGATTAAGAGTCAATTGCTCTACCAGCTGAGCTACGGAGAGGATAAGGGTTTCAGGAATTTAAGCATCAAATTATTAAACAATTTGTAAATCGGCTTATTTTTACCCCTGTTTCCCGGTGCAAATATATAATAAAATTTTAACGGGTAATGCCTGATGGTAATTTTATAGCTCCATGTATTCAAGTATTGGCAAACGCCCCCCCTCTAGAACTACTCCACAATTAATATGAGGCTTTGAAAAGTGCCTGCCGTATGCTGCAGCGTAACTGTCTTTGTCAAATCCCGCCCCTATCTGCATACAGAATAACAGATACCTGGAACCTGCAATGTAATCTATATAGCCTTCTGCGTGATAATGCCCCTGAACTATACTAATAAGATCCTGTTTCATTCTTTGCCGGGCTTTCCTTGCGGTTCCATGAACATACTCAACGTTATCAATAGTATGCTTTTCTGCATAATCCCAATTAGGAGTTTCAAGGACCTCACTAATTGACTTTAACCACATAGAAGAATTACCGGCATTAAAATTCTTCCTTTCCGGTATAAGGTCATGGTTCCCGATACATACCCTGGCATAAGGGAAAGCATTATACCATAACTTTATTTGTTCTTTTGCCAGTTGAAGCTCCCGGCCTGCGCTGTGTCCGTCAGGGTTTGTTTCATGGAAGCTGCTGTAATGGTTATCTATTACGTCACCAATGAATACAACCTTATCACACTTATATTTTTTGTAAATCCGTAAACAAAATTCCAGATACCCGGGAAGTGTAAAGGGTTCGTGTAGGTCCCCAATGGCTAAAACGTTTGATAAATATTTTTTCTGCTTATATCTAGGACCCCTACCTTTGGAGCTTTTTTCAAAATAAATATTTCTTTTTACAGAAACTACCTTTATATTAAAATATACGGAAGCTGCTTCAATTCCATTTAATTGTGCATATTCGTAAATATCACTACTTCTAGACATTTGGCAGTCTTAATTCAACAATCCGTGAATTATCTTCTGAGCTTAAACTTCCAGTATAAATTAATCCATGCCGTTTTATTGATAACGTCATAGGAAACAGTGTACAAGTTATCTTTCTTCGTGTTAAGGGCTAGTGTAGGCGCAAGTCCAATCTTATCGGTCCAGCCTCCTATACCAAAACCGGCATATACTTTGTTTCTGGCCTTGGGGCAATCTGTTGTATAGTAAATTGAATCTATTGTGTGAATAGTCTGTACAACCATTTTAACGGTAGCTACTGCGGTACGTTTCTGAATCCTGTTTCTGGAAATTACGTCACGGATGGCTATCATGTAATTTTCACCCCTTAAAGTATCGTTTGAAATAATTACTTTGAAGTAGTCGGTTATCAGATCCAATGTATCAAATGGAACATCTGAGTAAATTGTATCGTGTACTTCCTGCCCGGGTATGTGTTCGGTGATGGTATCGGTGTGAGTTATGGTAACTGTAACAGTATCGGTATGCGTTGTGTTATTCGTTGGCTGTTCAGGCTTCGGGGTACATTGCCTCAAAAATATAATTACTATCAACAGGAACAGGCAAACGAATTGCCAGAAGTATTTTATAACTGTTTTCATGGATTGAATTTGAATGAATGAATCCTGTTAACCCAACCTTTAAAGAATCGCATCTGAGAAGGTTTATTTTTTACTATGCGCGAAACAAAAGCTATGCGTTCAAAAACTATCTTTTTAAATAGTTCCTCCTGGTCGCATCTGTTAAGAGCGTTAATAGTATGTTCTCCAACTATACCATCGGTGACAACATCAAGTATCTGTTGAGGAAAGATAATACCCCATTTGCCGGAAGCCCACACCCAATCTACGAGTATAAACCTTATTGATTCATTCTCAATTTCGTCAGCTTTCCATCTATTCCAGTAATATTTCTTTAGAATTATCTTAAACTGATCTATTGTAAGGTTTTTCATGTCCTCTGGGCTTGGGATCTTACCAAATGCCTGCTTATAGGTTGCAGGAGTTATACCCATATTGGTTCCAATCAATATTCCGTCAATATAATTACCGGAATCTTCTACCATGCACTGGTATTTCCCTTCCCATTGTAATATTATTTTGCAAAGTTTATCTATGCTGTCCATAAAGTTCAAATTTTAATCCATTTATTACTCTATTTTCTAAGCAACTTCGAGATACGCTTTCATGTGAGATATTGTTGTCTTTAGATGCAGCGTTAAACGATGGGTATGTTTTTAGTATTATTCCAGTAATATCAATCAAGCTGCACCCGCTCCCCTTGGATCTGCTTATTGCTAATCCCCTAGCTATTCTTTGTTCTTCCGGCATTTTTGAATATGCCTTTTTAATTTCCCTTCCTGCATTTATGTATTTATTCCTTTTTATATCCTCTGGAATTTGAGAATTAGTTAATTTTGCTTTTTCATATCTAGCATTAAATTCAACCTTGTTTTCTAGTTCATATTTCCTCCTAGAATCACTCATCTTTTTCCTACTCTGTAAAGAATATTTTTTACCTGTCTGTTTTATTGATAGTTTTAGTTTTGTTTCTTCGGAATGAACATATCCATTAAGACTATCGCCCCCAACCGTATAATTAACCAAGTCAAATCCCCAGCATTTTAGCTGTGAAATCCAATATATCTCCATAATTTCCCAACCGGCAGCATCTACTATGTCAATAATTTCAATTTTGGGTAACAACCCCTTGTTAATAATAGATTTAATCCAGCACGTTCTATGGTTTATTCTGGGGTCGCTTAAATGTTTACTATATCTTTTTAATAATGGCTGTATTGTTTTCCCAACATACCGTACCTGGTCCGTTTCGGGATCTGATAATGTATATATGGTTACATATTTAACATTAGCCATGACGTATAAATTAAAATGTTGGATTGTATTTAAGAATGAACTCAAATACAGCGAATACGGTAGCTATCACGCTGAACATTGAAACGGCAATAGCTAGTGCTGCAACCTTCCAGCCTGTTATTCCTTTTCTTACAATTCTATCCTCCCACATCTTACTTATAAATTCCCTCTGAGGACAATCCGTTATAGTATGAGGAAGGTTCCTTTCGATAGTTGCTATTTGTTCAGTATGTTTCTTTTGTGTTCCGTTTGCATACTCCTGCAGTTTCTTAATGTCTGAAAGCTCTTTAAGTATAGCGTTATTCTCTAATGTTCTTATCTCTCCCAAATGCTCTTTGAGTTCATTTAGCATACGCTGAAATTCGTTTTTATCGGCTGCTGTCATTGTCATACGAGTATTGAGTGGTTATTTGGGTAATCCTGTTTTGTCTGCATCCTTTTGAAGTAATCCCCACAATGGTAAGACTATTGATAGCAGGGCAGCTAAGGCCACCGAGAAATCAGAAGCATTGTACTTACCCAACAAAAAACCAACCAACACAGAAGCAAAAGCCAATCCTGCGACTATACCAAATACTGTTGTTTTCCAGCTTACGTTTTTCATTTTACTAGGTATTACAAAGTGATCTTATCCGTTTTGATGATTTTGTCCTTAAATAACCATCCCTATTTATTGATGTTTGTGTTTTAGGTATGAACTCTATTCCCGTGTATCTCATCCCAGAATAAGCATTTGTCAATGCTAAGCTCTTATCCTGCTCCATTGGTAGATTTGGCGAAACGGACCCGTCTTTTAATACCCGGCCCCACCAATCACCCATACTCAAAACCGCTTCTTCTTCTACCCACCCTATCAATTTCCACCCGTTGCGTTGTTCCAATTCGATACGCTTCTGTTGTGTTTCTGGAATATGCAACGGTTCATCTGCTTTCATTTGTCAAATTTGATAAAAGGCAGTAGCTTACGAATCTGAATGTCAAACCAGGCAGTTTTACCTACATAGTACCAACGCTGACCGATAACCAGGGCAATAATTACATTGTAAGGAATCCAGCAAACAAAACCGGCAACCAAAGCGAAATACCAATCAGAAGCAATAAATACAACTGCGACAAGTGGCAACTTTACCAAAAACGCAACTATATGCCAGTATCTACTATATTTCTGATCGCCCGACAATTTCCATTTAATTACTAATCCGTTCCAAAGAGCGAAGAGAAGTAAGGAAATGAGTATTAAAATTGTCGTTGTCATTGGTATGGTTTTTAGTTCTTAAAGTTGCAAATGTGAACTATTTAACATCAAACAAATATTTATCTTCATTCATTTCTATAATTTTGTTTAAAGCATTTTCCTTATCACAACGATCTACTTCTATGCAGTTAAATTTATTGATAGAGTTATTATCTTCTGTTATAGTTTCACGATTATAACAGAAAAGATATTTACCGTTTCTTAAATCGTAAAATTCTGGCATTATAAAATCGCTTGATTGTTTCATTGCCTTATTCATTTTTTTCGTGCGTGTTGCGTGTTGTTTCGTGTTGCGTTAATCGGCAAAGGTCAAGCCCAGCCTGGCGGAGACATAGCTACTCGCGAAGCCCGGAGCGCTATACCCGCTCACGAGGCGCGGACCGGCATACGCCCCGTTAATCAAAAACCCACGGGACAGAACGATACGGACACCTGCGCTGCCTGAATGGTAGTAATAATCAGCCATATAAGTGACAGAGGAACCGCCAACAGTAAGCGGTAACATTGTGCCAGGAATAAGGCTTGTAACGTATCCGTCTACCATTGGCATTTCACCGACTTTTACAAAATACGCGTCTTTGCACCTGTAAGCCTCAGCAATAGCAGAATAGTTAACAAGCAATCCCGGCAGCCATTGGTATAAGTGCCCGAAATAATCTTCAAACCCGGCAAATATCGCGCTCTGAGTTGCAAATGTTGACGCTAAAATTGTAAACGTTTGACCTATTGCAGTGAATATATCTGCGGAAATAGTGATCTGATCATTACTATCTTTTGAAATTATTGTGGCGGTTGCGTTCGTAACCGTATTTTTTATTGTCATTCCGATAAACGCGGCATTCCATGCCGTTGCAAATCGCCCGGTATGGATACATTTATTAGCTGACAGCGCCGAAACGGTTCCTTTGAACCAGTCTGTTACAATGAAAGGAATTGACCCGGTATAATCACCGTAGCTATTTGAAAGGCCATTGTTTTTTATGCCACCGTAACCCCGAAAGCTCCAGCCACCGTCATCATTTGTTGCTCCGGTTGAAATTGCCGTTTGAGCATTAAAATTAGCAGTATACACCAGCTCCAATATTTGAAGCTGCAAGTCCTGAAATTCAGATACTGGGTTCCAGCCGGTAC